ATCAACATTGTATGTGGTGCCATAGTTTGCATCGGGTGCATAGGTTTGTATCCGGGCATCAATTCCATCCGTCCCGTCAGGCTGCAGTGTGAGTGTCGGGTCAACTACTGGCCTTGCCATTCCTGCCAAGTCGGGCAAGGTGAACAGAATGTACCACTGACTGGCAACCTGCACGAAGTCGTGGGCTATCTGGCGTACGTCCTCTGGGTTGTCTGCATCATAGACGGCAGGCTTCCGCAAAAGCATAACTGGCATGCCATCGGCCAGGATTGTCCCGCCATCCCGTGTCAATCCCGTCAGGCCAACAGGGAAGGCAAACTGGCCATCGGGTGGCACGTATCCACCCTTTAGTTCAATGTCTAGCTTGATGAAGTGCCCACCCATCGTTATCAAGAGGTCAGCTTGCACTCGTGACCAGGTGATGCGGTTGCCCTGGCGTGATGCACCAGAGAAGGCCACTTTCTGCCATACGCCACCCATCTTGACATAAGGTGGCCCAACTTCAGCGTAGCGGCCAGTCTCTCGTGTGGGGTGGATACGCCGCATCCCATCGTTGGCCACACTGACCATCATCGGTGCTTTCGTCACGATGTGGGGACGTTCAGTGATGCCTGAATCTACCCAGTTGTTGACGATGCGCTTCCAGATGCTATTCTCTTTATACGCAATAGGCTTCTGGTAGAATGTGTGCTGTATGCTTCCGTCAGGAAGGTATTCTATTTCAAAGTTTCTACCTAACTCGGTCATTGCGTCCTTTTCACCATAGTGTTTCAAATAGAAATAAAATCATCTGACGTCATTGGTCTGAACCATTCGAAGGCCAGGGTTAATGTCAGGGACAATAACCAGGGAATTCCCCTAGTATTATTATACGCTTTAGGCACTTCTGTGGAATAAGGCACACCCCCGAATGTGCAGGGTGTGCCTTATTGTTACAATCAACCAGGTATTGGCACCAGGATGTGAGCCGCATGATAATCCATGCTCCTATACCAGTCACGGTATTTCACGAATCCTAGCCATGCCACGTCCTTCCACTGTTGCGGCGTGACAAAGGTTCCAAGAAATGTCCTTTGAATTGTATTGACATAGATAATCATGGCAAAGGCATCTATCTGCCCACGGGTGATGTTGGTCAGTTCATCTCCTGCCTTAAACTTGATGTAATCAAGCAGCTCCTTCAGCAGCCCATCAAGAGTATTGTTCTTCCAACGCAGGAACACATATCTGCCAAACAGCACAACCGCCGTTATCAGTACCAGAAGCACCTGCCAATTTGCTATCAACCATTCTTTCATTGTTTCACACTACCTCCTCATATTTTAGTGGTATGTTCATTGCCAAACAAACATCACATTTCTATCTTTGCACCACCTCCTACTTTAGTCTGCCTGATACTATTGAAGTCAGTACGCCAGGTTCCATCACTCTGCTTGTACTGAAGCAGCGTAGTGTAAGCAGGCACAGGTGGCCTGACACCCAGCCTACCCTGTATAGCATAATCCATTCCTTGCAAGGTAATGCTTGCCCCTAGCTCCATAAGGCACAGATAGCCACCATTTGGGTAGGCTATGCCTAGTTGGTGGGTGTGTGCCTGGGCTACTACACGCCAGGGTGCCAGATGCAGTGGTCCTTGCCAATGAGTCAGCCATTTATTCAGATTCTCTGCTGCTCTCAACTGCAGAGTACTTGTTGTATCAGCATGGCCCACAACCAAGTCTCCCCATTGTCCAAAGAAGCGTGCAGTTTCTATTTCTTTCACAGGTTGAGTCATCTGCACATTAGGCAGATCTTTTGCCATGAGTTTGAACAGATTCAATTGTGGTGAGAATAACTGCATCAAATCCACAAGAGCAGTAGGCAAGTTGGATTTCATCATGGTCTTCAGCAGACGTTTGCCATGGTTATCATCCACCACATGAACCTGTACAGCATTATCACTCAGGAGAGTCAGCAGTGCTGTTCCATGCTGTATCTCTTCTTTGGGGTCAACGTGCTTGCGGTGGACAAAGCTACTGACAGCATGCCAATCCAGCAAATCACCACTATGGATTATCACATCATATGGCCCATCTGCTAGAAATGCTGCTATCACATCAAGGTCTTCGTAAGGACAGTGAGTATCACCAATGATGCCAATATAGCGCAGGTTCTCAGCCAGCACTGGTTCATGACGAATTTCTCGGATGTCTGGTATTGTACGTTCCAGCCACTCATTCCATTGCAGTAGAAGTCCATCAAAAGTCAAGCTGCGACTGATGTAGGGACGTGCATCTTCCACTGTCATGCCAATTGATTTCAGGTGCTTGTATCGTTTGCTTACTACGTCCCGGCTACGTCTTAGTCTGTAACCTATTGATGGCCAGGTGTGCTTTTCTTGTTCCCTGAACCAGATGATTTGTGCATCATCACGGTGTGTAAATGGCAATCTATTGCTCCTCCGACTGAGCACCATAAAGAGCCACACAATATGCATCAGCATAGTGGTGGTGTGCTGGCACCCAACCCTTTTGTGATACGAATTTGATTGTTTCTTTTTTAGTCACCCGTGTTTTATCAAAGATGGTACTGCGCCACGTGCTGACATTGACTAGATGAACCTGATGATAAGGGACGCTAGCAATCAGCAATGCTTGAATACGCAGCATCTTTTGACTGAACCGGGCATCTTCAATCCAGATAGCATCTATGTTGAGGTCCTCAGCAATTGCACTGAAGTCCTTTGCAAACTGTTGCTGGTGATGAGGCTGTGTGGATTCCATCTTGACTGTAAATGCCAGAGTAAATTCCTCACCATCTAGTAAAACACAGTGTGCATCCGTTGGCCCATAGTCAATTCCCAGAATTCTCATCTGCTATCCTCCTGTGTAAAATGCCAAACCTCAAGGCCATAATGTTCCATCAAATAGGTATCTCTGTCTACTGTTTTTTGTGCCTCTTGTTTTGGTGTAGTGCCCTTGAATGGATTGCCTTCAAAATGGAATGGCCCATCAGCCTCTAAAGCAAGATGACAACTGGGTACGTATGCATCCACAATGTAAGGTGGGAATGGTACTTCAGTCAAGTATTTTTCATCGTGGGCCTCTATCATCTTGTATAGTGCTTTTTCAAGTTTTGTTGGGCATGTCTGCTTGGCAATTGACTGTGCTTTGACCATATTTGCTTTGCCTTCTGGTGTCTGCAGATATATTTCCATACTGGTTCTTCTTTTAGCAGCTGCTTCAAATGTCCATGCTGTCTGGCGTGCTTTAGACATATCTTTAGGTTTACCTAAATTGGCTTGACAAGCTGCAGAAGTATCATGCGGCACACCTGTGTGACTAATGCTTTTCTTAGCATTTGCTGCAGATGTATTTGCTGCTGCTTGTGCCCTGGCCAAATCTGCCTGTCCCTTTGGTGTTTGTGCCCATGCCTTCTTTACAGCACTCATTGTGTTTTTAGATGCCTGTGTATGTTTACTGTCCTTTCTCATATACCACCACTGCGATGCATTAATTCTCGTACCGAAATTGCTCTGGATGTTGTGGCATACAGACCATCATAAATGTCAAATGTCTTGGCCAATGTAGCAAGCAGAATCTTGTGACGTGTTAAGTCTTTATACAGCCGCATCAGTTCCACATCCTGCTGACGTGCATCAGCAATCATGGCGTCCTTCAGCCGCTTTTTAGGTGCAGCCAATTCAAGCAGTCCAACTGCAGCCCATAGCTGCTGAGCATATTCTGCCTCAATACACTTAGTCTTTGTCTGAACCTGAGCAAGCAGCCAGGTCTGTCTACCACGCAGTGCTCCCAATTGCATCAATAGATTGCCCAGGTCTGCATTGTTAGTATCATCCAGGTTGGTTGGGAAGTCCACATGCTGATGAGGCAAATCAGTAACCTGGGCAAGTCCCAGTCCTTCCAGTATCTCAGCAATCAGTTTATCTTCATCTTTCCAGCCCACATTTACCCCCAGCACTGTCCTTTGTAGTCACAGTACTTGCAAAGTTTTGCACCTTTGCTATTGACTGGCTTATCTGGTATCTGGCCAGTTTCAACTGCCATTTTTATGATGCGTAGCTTGGCCAGAATCACCTTGACATACTCAAGGTTGTATTTGATATAGAATACCTTTATCTCAGCACTGTCCCTGCCTTCATAAAGGACGAATGCTTGCCTTATGTCTCCCTCTAGCAGGTGCATTGCCAACTGAGCCTGGGTAAAGGCATCTGATTTGGCCCTCTTCAGATACTTCATAGCATATGAGTTATATGACTTGAGTTCTACTACCCACTGTGTGTCCAGGTTGCCAGGCTGTCGTACAATCATGTCTACTTTGCCTGAAATTGGTGGGTCTTCACACCCGAACCGCTTTTCAGCAGCAACTAACAGGCCCATCTTGGAAAAGTATCCATTATACCGGGTGTGCATTGCTGTGCCATTGTGACCCAGCCTCATCACCCAGGTAGGCACTGGTGTAGCTCTGACACCAGTCATCTTGTAGAAGATTGCCCTGGGACACTTGACTGCATGGCTGGCCCAGAAGTTCTTTGGTGTATATGCTTTCCACCGTCCTGTAGTGTCCAGGTGAGAATCAATAGCCTTACTCACCCAGTCACTTTGTGGTTGCTTAAGTTTATCTACCAATGCCATCTATATCTCCTTGTTCTGCTACTGTTATGGCAGCCACTTGAATCATATCAATGATTCGGTCCCAATTGCCTTTTCTTAGCAACATTGCTTCTGGGAACCTAATGGTGGCCACTCCATAGTGTTCAAAAATGTAGGCATCTCTGACAGCATCCTTTTTAGCATCATGCCAGTAATCACCGTCTGCTTCTAAGGCAAGGTTGGCTTCGGGGATATAGCAATCTACATGATAAGGGTAAAATGCATGCTCTGTATCGAACGAAAACCCTGCAGCAGTTATTGCTGCTTGTAAAACAAGATGGCATTTAGTATTGGTTGTTGTGTGTATTGATGCCATTTGGCATTTCTCCATTTGAATCTGTCCTTCTGGTGTCTGCATACGGTGTTTTGCTGCATTACTTCTGTTGATATTTGCTTCAGGTGTACGTGCTGCCATGACTACCTTGGCCATGTTAATCTTGCCTTCTGGCGTATTTGCTCTATATCTACTTGCAGCAATCATTTTGGCCCTTATCACAGGGTCTGCCCAACTACGCCTTATGCCAGCACTTCTTGCAGCATTTACTTCAGGTGTGTGCAGCACTGCTTGTGCTTGGGCAATACAGACAGGCCTGCCTTCTCGATATTGATGTTTAAGTACAGCACTTCTGCTAGCTCTCATTTTCTCGGTACGAACATATATTCCTTTAGGCACTTATTGCCTCTTTGAATTCACCTAGATGCTCCTTGATATATACTATCACAGCAACTTTGCCCAGCCACTTATCATCACCCATATAGTAGTATGGGCCTTTCTGGGTGATGATGTCTTTATCCAGTGCTAATTCAAATAGCATATGGCTATGGTCAATGCTGCCATCAAAAAGCATTGGCACCACACACTCCAGATATGGAGGATAAAGTTTGTTTTTGACAGTTACCAACTTGATATTGGTACCTACTTTGTGTCCATCTTCAATAATCCAACTTGACCTTGATGCCCGCAGCATTATGCTGGCATGGAATGTCTGGCCTTTGCCTCCTGGCAGTGTCTCAGGATTGCCAAACTTAGTCATCTTCATACGTGGCTGTTGGATGATAATGAAAATGCAATGCTCATTTACGGCCGTAATCTTGCGCATGGCCTTATTTATCATCCTGGCCTGAAGTGCCATGCCGTGATGGCCTGTATCTTCTTCGTGCTCTTTTGCAGGCAGCAAAGCAGCAAAACTATCCACAACGACCATGTCCATGCACTGTACTGCTACTTCTGCAATGTCCAGGGCAGTCTCACCAGTTAGTGGCTTGGTCACAATAAGCTTACTGATATCAACACCAGTCTTTGCCCACCACGTAGCATCATAGCACCGTTCTGCATCTATTAACAGTACAGTGCCATCTTGTTCCTGCATGGCCTTGACAATCTTTTGTGCTAGAAATGTCTTGCCTACACCATACTCACCATAGAGGATGTAAGTACGCCCACGCGCCAACCCTCTACCACCTGTAAGAATGGCATCCAATGTGGCTATGCCTGTGGACACATATTCAGTGGCCAGACGGTCATCATCACCAGGCAGAATGAGTGTCTTTTTGAAATGCTTAGTCAGTGTTGTCAGTTTATTCATTTTAGCCAATAATCTGCCTCACGCATTGGGTATTTCTTTTGCATTGGGCACGGTCTGTCAAACACTGACCCAAACGGGCAATGCTGGTCATGAACACACACTGGCACCAGATAGTCTGCAAACAATTCACCCATCTTGTCCAGGACTTCTATTTTCATCATTGTGACCAACTGCTTCCATAAAGGTTGTGCCTGTGTGCACAGCCTGGAGGCAGCTATCCCTACCAATGCACGATAATTGATATCAAGGCCGATGAAAGTCAGGGTGTCCATGGGTAACACACCACGGGCATCTTGTATTGATGCTCCTCCCTGAATAAGCTGGTGATAACATCTCATGTTCCTTCGCATGGCTAGTTCGTATGCAGCTGCTGATAGTGGATGTTCCTCATCAAAGGGATGGTGATACCAGGCTTGGCCATCATCTACCAGAGTGAAACGCAAGCTTGTTTGTGAATAACTAGCACCAACACGTGTACGAACCATTTGGTGAGTCATCCACCGTGGAATATCAAACACATTGAAGTTTAGCAGCACTGCTTCCAGTGGGCCTTGTAAGTGAGTGTTAAAAACATCATTGGTATACTTCACTGCCTCACGGTCAGAGATTTCATCCAATGAACGCACCATCTGCCCACGATAGTTTCTGACACGTGCAGCAATGGTTGCAGCAGGCCTGGGTGTAAAGTTAATCAGATGGACTTCCATCAATTACCTCCCTCATTGATGCTGGTGCCATATTGCTTTTCAGTGCGATGCCGAACACATTGCTGTACTCTTCTAGTGGCACCCACCAATTGTACTCTGCCACTTCTGCTTTAGTCATCAATTCTGATTTGGGTTCAAGGATAATCCAAAACACATCCAGTGCAGATTGCATCTGAAATGCTGTGTGTGGCCCATCAGCCTTTGCCAGACGATAGCCAACACCAGCAGCATCACAAAAAATGCCCCGGTGTCCCTTCCCACACCAGTCTACTGTCACGAACCAAGCAGCTTCTTCTTGCTTCTCTTCTAGCATGTGTCTCCTCATCTAATATTGTCTGCACACGAATCTCATAAAACATTGCCTTCAGCATCCATTTTGCCAGTTGCCACAGCAAAGGCTGATGCATATGCCTCTTCAATAGTCAATCGAACTGGTATCCAGTCATCTGCTGGACAAATTGACATATCAAATGGGCCCAAACCCTGGTCAATTGCCCACTTCAATGCTACAGGCACCACCACTGTGGCAATGCCTGCGGCACGCATAAGCCGTGCACACGTAGTACAGTAGAACCCAGGCACCTTGTTGATGAATCGTTTTGTAGTACCAGCATACAAGCCTGCAATGTACATTGTCCCACCAAGGCAACTCTCACCAAGGTTAAGGGTCCTAATCATAGCAACTTGTTCTGCATGAACACCATAGCACAGTTCATGTTGTGTACCAGATGGGACATCCTTACGCAGGCAAGTGCCACAAGATACTGGTATTTCTTCATCAGCTGGCCCAACCAATTTGCCATTGATGCCCCCAATTTGTCTGCCACCTGTTGTTACTAAAAAAGCACCATATTGCATCTTCTGACATGGTGATGCTGCTGACAGAAGTACACACCAAGTAAGTATCATTCTGTCTTCTGCTTTGCCTATGGTAGCCATGTTCACTCCTTGTGGTGAAGACTTTGCTTGACATCATAGCCGTCTGGATAACGTGCTTGTAGTTTGTCAATGTTGAGTGCCATGACTGTTTCAAATGGCATGCCCATAGCTGCAAGGACAACTGCTATGTACCACAACACATCTCCTATTTCATCCAGAACCTTCATCCAGTCCAATGGTTCAGTGTCACCATGAAACAGAAACTTCTTGGCAATGTCTGATAACTCACCAGCCTCAGAAGCAATACCAAGCAGGCCGTGCATTATCTGTGTCTCATTATCAGTCAATTCTCTGATATCATAAGGAGACAGTGTGCGCACTACTTCTTTGATGTATTCAGCTGGAGCAGATATTGAGCTGAGAATCTGTGTAGAACCTCTACGGATTCCTTTACAGAATGGGCAACTCTTTCTACCCTCCTGCCAATCTCTACCACAGTCAATGCAAATCTTTCCCACACCAGCCTCCTCTTAACAGTCGTCAGGCAGTCACGGCTGTTTGCTTCTGCCATCGTTTATACATGGTTGATAGCTTGTATGCCTTGCAGCCTCTGTGGATATCAAGTGCCCAATCATCATCATTCAACCTAGCAAGCTGCAAGATAATGTCTTTGCCCATGCGCAGCACTGTCTGTTTGTGGTAGAACTGTTTGTGCCCGGCTGCCCATACAATAAATGGGATGGAACCACTTCCATCCTCAATCATGCAGAATGACATTTCGTGATTATTCTTGTCAATGTTGGTTCTGATGCTACGCACTGTGCCTAGAATGCTGATGTTTTCTTGGCCTGATGCCACAGCATCTGCAATAGTCATGATGTGCATTGCTTCTCTGAATTCACCATACTTATCCAGAGGATGGACATACAGTGCTTGTTCAAATTCATTTAAGGGCTGGTGTGCTTCTAGTTTGGCTTGCAATTCATCTAGTCCACACAAGCCAACTGCCCATAGCAACTTCATATATGGGTTGGATTCTACCTTCACAATGAGTGGTACACCTACACCATTGTTGATAATATCAGCATTGGCATCATATAGCTTGGTTACAACACGTACTCTCTGGGAGCCAGTTGCATCTCCCACATCCAGGTCAACATACCTAGCATTCCACGGTGCTTGCATCATGCGTTCCACTTGTTTCATGCGGTCTTCTGTAACATCACCTACTTCAAACTGCCCTACCCTATTGTATTTGATTTCAACAACTGTGCCCTTGAGCATCATTATTTGGCTTTTGCCGCTGAAGTCAATGTCTCCAATAGAAGCAAAATTCACATGTGGGCCAAAGCCTGCACACAGTGGCTCATAATGAGTTATCAAGTGCTCTTGAAGTGGTAGTGGATAAACTGAGGCAGCCATTCTGGCCTTTTGTAGTGCGTCCCATTCAGCTGGTTCCTTGGTAAACTGTGTCCACAGCACATCTCTTGCACCAAAACAATCAAATGCACCTACCTTGATAAGTGATTTGATGACTCTGGCATTGCACTTTCTACGTACTATTTTATCCAGGAAATCTTGGAATGAAATATATGGTCGGTGGGCCACTATCTCTTCCAGTGCCTTGTCCCCACAGAATTTGATGTCTGCCAGACTTGCTCTGATGCCCTTTGGTGTAGGCAAGAATTGGTCAGCACTTTCATTGATGTCTGGTGGCAGTAATTTCATTCCATTTCTGGTCATTGCTGCAATGTATTCTCTTACCCTATCCAGGTCCTTCTCACCTGATAGCCAAGCTGCCCAGAACTGCTGTGGGTAGTGAACACGTAGCCACATACACCAATAAGAAATGTGTGAGTAAGCAGTAGCATGCCCAAGATTGAATCCATAACTGCCAAAGTGTAGAATGCTGGTGTACAAAGTATCAGCCATCTTTTCACCCATCTTGCGTTCCAGACAACCATCAATGAAATAACGTCTGTGCATCTCCAGTGACTCTACACCTGTGGATTTAGCTATCTTCTTCCTCATTTTGTCTACTTCAACAGCCGGGAAGCCAGCTAACTGCCTAAACAAAGCCATCACCTGTTCCTGGAAGATGACAATGCCCATGGTATTCTTGGTAATTTCATCATAGATAGGGTGCAGTTTTCTGATTTCTTCTGTGCCCTTACGTCTGCGTAGATACCTGGCACACAATCCAGAACGCATACCAGAAGGCCTGTACAGTGCATTCAAGTTTATAACATCTATGAAGTTCTCAACAGGTGCTTCTTGACAAACACGCATCATGCCACGGCTGTCAAACTGAAAGATGCCTGCTAGATTGCCTGCATCAAATTGTTCATACACTTCTGGACTATCCAGAGGCACATTGTACAGGTCAAGGTCTTCATCATCTATCAGTGCCAGTGCATATTGTAGTTGAGTCAGCGTAGATAGTCCTAGAACATCCAATTTGAGCAGTCCTATTTTATCATCATCACGGTGGTCCGTGGCTGTGACAATATTGTCTTTGCGTCGTTCCAGTGGCACATATTCTACTACTGGTTTGGGTGTCACAATGAGGCCTGCTGCATGAATGCCACCATGCCTAAACAAACCTTCCAGTTTCTTGCACAATGGTATCACCTGTGGATGTCGTTTTGCATACTCTTGAGCTTCTTTGAATTCAGACAAAGTATCAAGAGCAGTCAAAGAAGCACGGGCATCACCACTGCTGCGAGTAAATACCAGTTTAGTGACCCTGTTTGTCTCATCATAGGAGATGCCCAATACTCTGCCAATATCCTTGAGTACCATCCTGCCCTTCATGCTGCCATAGGTACCAATGTGAGCAACATGGTCATCACCATATGTCTCACGCAGATACTGTTCAATTCTACCACGGTCACAGTCTGGGTAATCCATGTCAATATCTGGACTTGTTACCCGCTGTGGTGCAATGAATCTGTCAAAATCCAACCCATGATAGATAGGGTCAACCTGAGTAATGTCCAGCAGGTAGCACACCAGACTGGATGCTGATGAGCCTCTGCCTGGGCCAGCCAGAATGCCCTGGCTCTGTACCCACTGATACAAGTCCCATACAATCAACAGATAATTGACAAAGTCCAGTTCCTTGATACGTCCTAGCTCATATCTGAGACGGTCAATATACAGCTGCCTGGTGGTTTGTATATCAAGTCCAAGATGCTTGGCTGTTTTGCTGACTTGCAGCTTCTGCCAGTTGCCTTTAACAAGATTATACATGAAAGCAAAAGGAGGCATGCCATCAGGCACCTGCTTGCACAAAGGTGTAATATTGTGTCCAAGTGCCAGCCGTCCATCAATATCTTCAGCAATGCGTATAGTCTCATCCAGCATCTGATTGACAAAAGACAGTGGTATATCTGCATAGTATTGCTGGAATGAGACAAGCATCTGTGCTCTATTTTTGGGGCACAGCTGCACCAAATCAGATTGCATTTTGGGCTTGGCCAGGGTTGATTTTGTCTGTATGCATAGAAGCACATCGTGAGCAAACCAATCATCCATGCCTGGATAGTGAGCATCAGTCGTACAGATGGCCTTGATGCCTGTTTTATGGGCAATGGACATCAGCCCCATATTGACAGCTACTTGCTGGCGATAAAATGCCCGACCATCAGCTGTGTCTCTGGGCACTAGTGGCATCAGCTCCAGATAGAAGTTGTCTGCAAACCTATCATAGAACTTCAAAGCTACCTGGGTTGCTTCATCATGTTGCCCATCAATTATCAGCCGTGGTATCTCACCACTAGCACAAGCTGAGCTGATAAGTAGGCCGTCCCCATAACGGTCAAGTAAGCTCCAATTGATGGTTGGTTTGTAGTAGAACCCTTCAGTATGGGCTGTAGATGATAACCTCATCAGGTTACGAAGGCCTGCATCAGTCTGAGCCAGCACTAGCAAGTGGAATTTGGTACGTTGCCGTTCAGGTGCCATGTACATTTCACAACCAAGTATGGACTTAATACCAGCCTCATCAGCTGCAACTTGCATCTGATAAATGCCACCCATTGCTCCATGGTCAGTGATAGCAATAGCAGACTGTTCCAATTCAACAGCCTTTGCTACCAGCTGCTGTGGGGTCTGCATTCCATCAAGTAGACTGTAATGGGTGTGATTGTGTAGTGAAACATACTGGTCAGTCATTAAGGTACTCCCATGCAAGTCTTCTGTACTTCTCTCTGTCCCAGCCGTCCTGTTCTGTCTCATACATAATGATAATCAGAAAAGCATAGACTGCCATATCAATGAGTGTTTCTTCTACTGTTTCGTTAACTTTGTGGCACCCTTTGTGTTTGATGGAGCGTAGCCGTTCCTTCTTGCTGATTGAGATGATGATGCCAGCATAGTATAGAGGCATATCAAATGGTGCACAATAAGCCATGAAATTGGATAGGGGATGTTCAGAGGCATAGTCATGGTTCTTAATGCTGTGTGTATTGTCCATCTTATCCAGCCATTCAAGCATGCCATCTATCAGTGTAGGGATGTTTACTAGATGATTTGCTTTGTGGCATATGGCAGCTGCCATAGCCAGGCTGGCAATCCACAGACATTGAATCTCTATGGTTCTCATGTCAGATAGGCTGTGTAGGTGCTCTGTTATCAGTTCAACTGCTGCATCATAAGCAGAACATTCTTCCACAGTCATGATTACTGTGAGACGTTCGTGCACGTGCTTGGCCACTTCTTCGATGTTAGAACGCATGGACTGTGTCAACTTGTAAAATCGTGGTGAACCGTGCCTCTCTGTCATTCTCTATCTCCTGCCCAAAAAGTGCCGGCCTGTTCTGCTCCATCCATCCTGATACAGCTGCCACTCAAATATGCCCCACGCTCCAACAAGGATAGAATAACCCAAGCCACTTCGCGTGTACTAGCAAACCGGTTGGCAGGCACAAGAGCACGGCGCATTTTCTTCCATTCTTCTATGGTGCTACCACGTTGTTCAACCAGACATGTATTTACTAGCTTGTCCATTGGGGTATCTTCCACAACACCCAGGTCTAACTGAATAACAGAAAAACGACGTGGTGCCAATTCACGTGCCAAGCACTGGGTCAAGGCCTGCAGGCCACGTTTGGATGCAGCATAAGCAAATGTTTTGGTGCGTGGGATATCAGCAGCATTGGAGCCAATGTTGACAATCATCTTGGTGCCAAATTGATTGCCACACGTAGCCACAAATGCCTTGATGCAGATGAACGGTGCAAGCAGGTTATTTCTCAGTGTGTGTTCAAACTGCCCCATGGTATACCCATCAAGGCTGCCTAGAACATTGACACCCATACAATTGACAAGGCCATGAATGTCCCCATATTCTTGTTGTACCTGCCAGAAGATGGCCATCATGGAGTCCCAGTCAGCACAATCAGCCAGGTATGTTTTGACACCATTTGGAGGTACTTGCATCAAACTGCCATTCTGGTTATCAACTGCTGCCACATTGTACTTACCAGCATGCAATGCCTGAACAACAGCAGCACCAATATTGCCGTAGTTAGCTGCTCCCATCACAATTACGGTCTTTCTGTCCATTAGTCCTCCAATAGTGCTTCTATTTGACCATGACATGATTGACACAAGCACACTAGATTATCCAAGCTGTTATCCTGACTAATTCTAAATGGAACTTTGTGATGCACATCTGGTTCTTGCCCCATTTCTTCTTGAGTCAAGCCACAATTCTGACAAGTGTGATTGTCTCTTTCAAGTGCTAGTTTACGTTGCTTGTGCCAATCTGAGCCATAATTGAATGATGTGCCTCCTTTCCAATTACCATTAAGTGCACCGCTTCTCTTGGCTATTTCTTCTTGTGTATGAACACGTCTTGTTTGTGCAGCACCTATTCTGTCCTTGGCCTCTTGTGTATGGGTGCATGTGTGGCCCAATGCACGTTGGTTGCCTATCATAACAGTGTGTATTGCCATCTTGTGCTTCTCAGACAATGTACGGCCTGTCAATGCAGCACTTATTGTGGCCCCTTGTTCCAGTGTGCGGTGGCTGCCTGTATTGGCCTGCCATGCAATGACTTGTGCCTTGGCCAAAATAATCTTGTGTTTTTCAGTTCTTGGGTATACACCTGAAGGCATTATTCTTCTAGTAACATTCTTATATCCGCAGTGATAGTGCGATAGATTTCATCCCAATCTTGTACCCTGGCAATATTAGGATGTTTCAAGTTTCCATTGTATGGCTGCTCCAACAGCAAGACAGGAGTGCCATCAGATGCCAATTCAAAGGCATATTTGTCATGGTCTTCAACAAAGAACAGACATTTAGCAGGATATATGTTGCGTCGTAGGGCATCTGATTTGTCCCTGCTGAACAACAGCATATCATAGGGTATGCCATATGTCTTCAACCATTCTGATGTATCATAGAAGATGCGATGTGCACGGGTCTGCCGTCTGGATGTGATAATGACAATCTTGTAACCCAGACGTTGTAACTTGCGTAGTATCTCAGCAGCCCTGGGATAAATAGGCAGCGTAATAAACCCACCTGATTCTTCAAATGCTTCCTTCAGCTGCTCCAAAGTGTGCTGGTCAATGTCAAATGCTTCAGCAAAATTGTAGGCAAGAGGCACACTGGTTCGCATTGTGTATCCTTGCTGTCTAACATAATCCCTGAAACCAGTGACATAATCAGCTACACACCCATCCAAGTCGATGCCGATGATTTTAGTTCCCTCTTGTAGAACCATTTGTTCTGCCAACCATCTAGCATCTACACGGTCAGATTTGGCCATGAATTGCTCAAAGAACTCTTCTGGTGTGATATCATAAAGCAAAGCAATTGACAGGATGTATTTGAAGGCATCTACCAGTTCTTCAAGCATGTTGCCCCGGATAAACGGCTGTCTTGATAGATGGTGTAACTTGAAATTGGTGCACCTGATGATGCCCATGACTTCATCAATCATGGCCATCACATATTCCTTTACCAGCTGTTCAGTATCTAGTTGGGCATGACTTGTCGCCAGGTTCTGCTGCTGTCTCTTTTGCCTGGCCCATAGAGCAGATAGTTCATTGTTATATTGACTCATGTGGTATCTCCCCATTCTGTTTTTCATACATCCGTGCAACAAGAGTATCTGCCCTGACATTGTGCCGCCACTCTGCCATTCTACCCCATGGCCTGTAGCCCATGCCATACAGCTTATCAATGTACTCATCAGCAAGTGCTCTGTGCTGTGGCATCTCTACGATATGGCCCAGTTTTGTATGCTGGGTGCTGATGATGGTAGTCTGTTCCCCAAACATTGCTCCATAAGCTGCTGTCATTGTTGGGTGTAGTTCTGGTTGTCTGGATGATGTTTCCATCACAGCCAGATGTGCTCTACCCATGGGCCATGATACTCTATAAAATGGGATATCAGGTTCTGGGAAGTAAACGTAGTCCCATGTATGCTGCAAGTGTGTCCTGCTGTATGCTACATAGGTATTTACTAGTACAGCTGGCAACCCACTCACATCTATATCCAGCACTTGCTGCATCACATGGGGCAATGGCACAGTCAGATAGCACTGGTCAAAGTAAACCGGTGGACTATCCTTGAATACTATTGTGTGGTCCTGGAAACCAATAACCTGCTTATTCCATTGAATGTGTGTCCACATCATTTGTAGCAGGTGATTGTATATTGTGTACCAGGGATAGCCTCTGTGCATTGGGACATTGTTCTGTGAGGCACGATTCATCAGACTTGCTTGGACTTCTGGTGCCAGTGATGTAGTCCACAGGTGTCTAGTCTTAAGCAGGTGAGCAGCTATCATTTCTGGTGTTGCTTTGCAATGAGCCACAGTTTCACCCTGCCAGGAGATGCCACCTTGTACTGGCACCATTGTTGTTTCCAGGCCCAGCTGCTTCACCCAATCATCAACATGTTTAGTGCTGTGTAAATAGTGCAGGCCTGATTGCTGCCTAACAGGCCCAGAAGTCATGTCATATACAGTAGCATCCTTGTGAAAGTAAGCAGCAATCAGGCCACTCATACCTGCCCCAACAATTATCCTTTTCACACTATTCTCCTTCCGTTTGCACCTGTGCCATGAAGTTATCAATGGCAGTTCGGACTGAAGGAACAGCACCATCACAGCTTGTTTCGTGAAGTCGCCATCCTCTACCATGCTGTGATGTCCGCAGAATCACTGTGCCTGTGTATTCAGCACCATCAGTTAGTTTCTGCAGAAAGTCCAGCCGTTCTTTATCTGTCGGCACTATTCTACTCCACCAGTCCTTTTGCTTTCAGTTCGGTGTGTGTGGCTGCTGCTGCCTTCACTGCCTGCTTCAGTTTCTTGTCGTGTGCTAGCAGTGTCTTGGCAATCAACTTCATCTGTTCAGACAGAGCACCGGCTGTTGTTTCATCTGATGCTGAACCCAGTGCCTCACCCAGTTTCAGCTCCATCACCTGACTGGCTCCATCCCACACCTGGATGACTGTCTGCATAGCAGACTGCATCTGGGCATCAACGTCCCCATCTACTTCGATGCCTTGGATGCTGATAGTAGGTTTGATGAATTCGTGGCTATTGGGACCACCAATAGCAACTGTCAATCCAATGTCTACACCTATTGTGACTGACATGTTTAGTCCTCCTCTTCCTCATCAAAGAACGTATCAAGAGATGACAATTGAGCCAGCAATGCATTGACGTCCTGTATGCCAGCAGCTGCCTTTACTGGTGCAGCAGCTACTTCTTCTTTCTTCGCTGCCACAGTTGTCTTGAAGGCTGCCTGAGATGTGCCATCCATCATGACTTCATCCAACATTGCACCCCAGATTGGAGGCAGTTCAGGTATGTCTTCATTGAAGACAGAAGGGTCATCAGGGTCAAATGTGTAGGTAGTGTTCTGGGACTTGCCCTTCCTACTGACATCATAGTCACGGTCACTCAACGTCCCACGCTTATCGAAGTAGGCAGTCAAAGTGCAACTGACACGCCAGCCCTGGGAGAACAGCATCGGGCCATCAACTTCCTCTTTGAATAGGGTGGTCTGACCAACTACTACTGCTTCCCACCCATCGTCCTTCTGCTGTGTGTGCAAGACATAGTGTACCCACAGCCACATGCCAAACCTGAAACCAGGGCTGTTGCCTGCATCACAGTGTTCACATGCACCAGAATCTTTAGTGCAAGCAAACATTTTCCACCATCTACGTCCTGTCTTACTGACTTGTGGCATGCTATGGAAGTCTCCTGATACCACAGCAGTTTCAAAGTCAGTGATGAACCGCACCTTGGCACTCTCACCGTCCTTTAGGAACAACTTGGGAACGAATGTACCAAAGCCAGCTACGGCCTCATCAATTTCAGACTGCCGTTCACGCATAGCAGCCAAGCCTGTTAGCATACTCATTTTCAATCCTCCTCTGTATTATTGTTGATAAAGTGCTTGCGCCGCACTTCTTCCAGTACTTCAGCAATTAAGGAAGTATACAAGATGCCAGGTGCCTGTGATGCTACTGCAATATCTTCAGCCGTTGCCCTTGCTATAAATAGTTCTGCTGCGTGCACATGAGCAGTACTCAGCTGTGTAGCCTCATCCAGTAGAATCTGACGCCAGTTTGTCACATTACGTACACTCATAGCATCATTGACTGTACACAACATCCTGTCCAGCTTATCTCCGTGGTTGTCACTGCCGAAAAGGTCAGTAAAGGTGAATGTGTTTCTACGTCCATCATTATAGCCATAGCGCAGTAATGATGTAGCTTTATACTTGAGGCACACTCTGAGGTAATTCTCAAATGGGCCTTCTTCTGGTTTATATGAACCCCAGGCCATCACAAATGTCATCAGAAGTTCTTGTTCAACATCTTCTGCTTCCATGCCTGGGACATATATTTTGGTGGCCATCTTGTGTATGACTGATTGCCATTCTATCAGAACAGCCTCAATGCTCTGGCCATCAATTACTTGCACTGTTTACCTCACATTGCTGCATGAGCCAAAGACTATACCACATAGCATTTGTCAATGCATATCGCACCTGACTTACTGACAAATCTGCAGGGTCACAACCTGTACTGTCTGGAGGATACTTGGCAATGAATACTGCCATCTTGTCCTGCAACTGCGTAGCAATTTTGTCTGTGGCTATGGCACCTGCCTCATCATTGTCAAAAAACAGAGTTACTGTATGGGCACGCTGTAGTACCATCCTTATCTGAACTGCTGATATGGATGAGCCAAAGACTGCTACTGCATTATCAAACCCATACTGGTGTAGCCTCAGGCAGCTTGTTGGTCCTTCAGTCAAGATGAGCACCCTGCTATTGCCTGCTCTGTGTAGGCCAAATAAGATGCTGTTACGTGGTGTTCCATGGTCATGGTGGTATTTGTTTTCACCCTCAAGAGGATGAATCAAACGTCTGGTAGCTCCAACAACCATCCCCCATGGGTCACGAACTGGAATGACAACTGCACGTCGCATCTTATCATAGCCAACGTCCCACTCCCTAGAGAAAGGTTCATCAAATCCCCTAGTTTCTGTCCAATAAGGATGGATGTAGGCAGGGTCATAATTCTCAAGCACCACCTGGCGGTACTTTGTGGTTGGCTGAAAAGCCTGAGTATTGAGTAGCTTGAGCATTTCTGTCTGACTATAAGCTGATGCCAGCTGCAGCAGCTGTCTCACAGATGCCATCATGTTATCACCTGTCATCAGGTGCCACAGTTGAGTGATGTTACCTGCTCCACAGCCCTTGTGACACATCCACAACCCGGTCTTTTTGTTGACAGCAAAGCTGGGGTTGGTGTCAGTGTGAAATGGACAATGAGCATAGTACTCACTGGATGTTGCTTGTGAGATACGAATGCCCAATGCATTTAACACCCGTTTGACTTGCAACTGCTTACCATGGTAGTTCATCATCTTCTCCGTGGTGTGGTAAGTCAATGCCGTACAATGCTGCACGTTTTTTGGACAAGAACTTAAACATCCCAGCACCACATACAGGACAACTGCCTTTAGCTGCCAAGCGGCCATTCTTCATGGTTACTTCTTTGGCATCTTTTATGACTCTCTTCTCCCTGCACTTAACACAGTAGCCTTCCACTTCCATAGCCACATTCAATAGCAGGTCAAAATGGCCACCCAATATGTCTTGCTTTTTCTTGCGCCAGTCTGCTTCTTGCTGCTCTAATTCTCTACGTGCCTCTGCATGGCCTGTGGTTGCCTCTTGTTCTTCATCAAAGATGGTGAAGGTTTTGCCGCAGTCATTACAGAGACAGTGTGTGGCCCACCCAACTTGACTACAGTGTGTACGAGTCAATATGGTGTGTGATAAGTGGGGACAGACAGGCTTTTTATCTGTCAACTGCTCATCGAAAACAAGTGAAGCTGTGCCACACATCGGGCATGTGTAAGACGTTATCCATCCTGCCTGATTATCGTGCCACCGTTTGATTACTATGGTTTTCACAGCTTCTCCTATTCTTCAGGTATTTCAGAAAAGTACCAAGTACTATGCCACACAGCACAGCCAAAAAGCCCATCAGTATATCTACAGTACCCACAGCACACCTCCCACTTAACAGTCGTTATGCAGTCACCACTTTGTCAATCAAACCGTATTCCAGTGCTTCTTCCAGGTTGAACCACAAGTCCTTTTTCCAGATGTGTTGCTCTACTTCTTCTTGTGTCCTGCCAGTAGCCTCAGCTAGAATACCTGATAAGACAGCCTGCAGCTTTTTCATTTCTACTACTTGCTCTGCCAAATCAGAAGTTGTTTCATTGGAGAAGAATTTGAATTGACTGACTTCATGGATAAGCAAGCGTGCATTGGGCATCATCTCACGTGTACTGCCGGCCTGCAAGACAATACAGGCCATACTGGCGGCTGTGCCACTTGCCATAGTTGTGACATGTATGCCCTTAGCACGTGCCAGCATAATGTAGTCATAGATGGCCAATCCAGCTTGGACTTCACCGCCCTGGCTGTGGATAATGATTTTGATGGGGGTGGTGTCCTGATTTATCAGGTATTCTAGTTCTTCATTGAAACGTGCAGCATCTGATGAATAGATTTCACCTTCAATGGACACAACCCTGCGCTCCAATCTGTGCTGGCGCAGCCGGTCATAGAACCCTAAACCTAACATCCTAGATGCCTCCGCATCACTTATCTGGGCCAGTTCTTCAGGGCACTTATCTGCTCTCATGATTCTCTCCTTTGGGTGGAATTTTTTGGAACCCTTTTCATCTCTCATAAAATGCGTTGTTTTTATCCAATACCTGGGTTGGCATCCATTATTTGTTCACCAGCCTCATCAGGTGCCGTGTTCTCCCAGTCAATCTCACCAATTGCAGTTATCCAGTCTTGCAGACCATCAATGCGTTCTTGTAACAGCATACCTGCATCACTTGAATCTTGCAATTGATATGGCATGTTGTCATAACTGCACTGACACTCATCTGCCATTTCTTCCAGTCCTGCCGTCAGCTCACCAGCATCATCTTCATTCATTATTTCACCACCCAGGATACTATCTTCAAGAGCATACAGGCTTGATAGAAATGCTGACCCAGTCAACTGTGAACGGGATGGCCTGGATGTGCTGTAGCGTTTGGCACCATATCTGAATTTCCACCACCAGTAAGACTCACCTGCCTTGACTGCTGGGTTGTCCTTACGTGCCTTTTTTACGAAATGTGCTCTCGCCATGATATAGCCTCCTCTTCATTTCTTGTACCACGTGCAGGGCAGTAATCTGGCCACTGTGGGTCACTTGCACATTGGCTGCGGTATTCACATTCAAAACATACGTCAGGTATTGAACCTTGTTGCTTTTTCATTGCCAGCACTTTCAGTATGTCCTGTCTGGCAGCAGAGTACAGAAGCACATTAGGCACATCTCCACGCCTAACAGTCTCAACTAGAGGACCATGTAATATCTTCATAGTTTCTCTACGTACTGTGAGATTCTCTGCATACTTTACTACGTGTGCTGCTGCTCCCTGGATAGTATAGGCTGTAATGTGGTAAGTGCGTTTTACCAGTTCTACACTGACAGTAGTTACTTTGAAACCAGGCATTTTGCCCTCCTCTTTTATCTGCGGATGACTAGCAGTAAGGAATATAGAATGTGCGGAATCGAACCGCTTCTCTCAGTTAAGTCTGCGGATCAAGCAGACACGCCAAGCGCATGGAGCCGCCATATCAGGTATACCAGTATGATCGCACATGCTGGTATTCTATACTCCTTATTGCCAGCTATCTAGCTACTGCGCAACTTGATTGTTACAGATGGTGCTGATTTTGTGAATGGTATTTCTTTAACACCTACACACTCACAGACTGCCTTCCAATCTATTGCTTCTGCCTGTGGTATGATGGTTGTGAATTTCTCAACAGTAGCTACATCAAACCACGGAGGATTGTTGGCAGCAGTCTTGTAATCGAACTTCCTGCGTCCTCCACTGTAGGATGCTGTTACATTGCCTACCTTCTGTGTTGCACCAAGTTCTATCACAGCACCCTTGATTTGCCTAGCAAGTATATCAAGTGCACGCCTGAGCTTCTCCCATTCAAGCATTTTGAAAGCCAGTTCTGATGCATCCATTTTCATTCTCCTAATAAGGTTAATGCTTCATCAAATATATCCGTAACTTCACCGATTTTGCCACGGTCAATACCAAATGAGATAACAAATGGTTTAGCTACACCACTACGTCGTGCTGCCTGTACCCCAATTTGCCTGAATTTTGGGTCACCCTGGGGCATTGCCATGCTGATGACATAATCACAAGCTTGTCCAACTGCGTCACCCAAAACAATGTCCTGTAGTTTGGGCAGTTTAGCAACCTTTACCTGGCGGCCTGCCTGGGATGTTACAATGATAGGCACATTGCAGTTGATAGCCACACTTTTCAGACCATATGCAATATGGTACATTTTCATCCAACTTTGCTCAGCACCTTCAACATCTTGCAGCAGTGGCATGCCATCCACACACACCAGGTCTGGCTTATGCCTTTGAATGAATGCCTCAACTGCAGGTACAGAAAAAGGCTTGCCCTCATCACAGCTTGCTGTCACCCAATCTTTACGTTTGGCAGCATTAGTCAAGAATTCCCTATACTGCTGGACATTGATGTCCTTGCCTTGACCTAAACCTGTGTTGCTGAAACCACCCATCAGGGTATCCCAGCGGGCATTGACTTCTTCTACAGGCATTTCTGGTGATAAAAATAAAATGCGTTGTCCTGCTCTGTATGCTGTGCACCCTATGTGCATAAGTAACCAACTTTTGCCCAATTTAGGTCTGCCGATAATGCCTACAAGCATACCAGGACGCCAGCCACCAAACAAGGCATCCAATGTATCAAAGCCAGTTGGGATACCTACAAGTCCTTTTTGACTTACAGTCAATGCACGCTCAACATATTCATCAGCACGCTCAAGTGCATTGCCATCTGTATGGCTGATAGCATTGAAAGGCATCCTGATGCAGCCCTTCAGTTCTTCACTCATGAGGGCAATTGTTTCAGCAGGCAAGGCCATCAAATTGGGAATGTGCTTAACCATCACTTGCTGAGCTGACAAATACATTGTGTGCTCAAGCAACAAATCTATGTAATAACCCAGAGCATAGTCTGATTCTGATAAAACTAATTCAGGCCAACGTCCAGCCAGCACCTGTGCTGATGGTACGGTTTGATAGCGTTTGGAGTACTCATAGACAAATTCCAGCACATCAGCATAAACATGAAAATCTTCTGGTGTAACATTGGCTCCTTTTAACCTGGCAATATCACCTGCATCGTGGACACAGGATAGAATGCCCAATTCAATAGTGCTGGTGACTGCTACTTGACTATCTGGCACGTTCTACCTCTGGGTGGCACACTACACACAGACACACAAGATTACTTAGGTTGTTGTCCTGTGTTTCATTGAATGAGATTTTGTGATGAACATCCAATTCTCTACCCAGCTTTTCTTCAGTCACACTGCATTTCTGACAAGTATAATTATCTCTTGCACGTGCCAGCTTACGCTGTCCAGGCCAATCTGGGCCATAGTGGTGTGGTTTGCCACCCTTCCAGAAACAACTATTTTTACCACTTTTTGCTTCTATCTGCTCTTGTGACTGCTTATAACCCAATGCATATTGGTTGCCCAATAACCTAGTGCTCATTGCACCTTTCTGTTCTGGTGTCATTCCACTACTACCTGCAGCATTCTGATTGCCCATTCTTGAGATGCTCATCCTGGCCTTTGTTTCTTCAGAATGCTTCATGTCTGTATGAGTAACACTCATTTTATTCTTAGATGCTTGTGAATGTTTGAATCCCTTTTTAGGCACGTCCAAGCTCCTTCTCCCACTTCTTTACTAATGCATTTAGCAGTTTCTGTGCTTCATCATTGTCACTATCGGCCATTACACACAAGTGCTTGAAAATTCTGAGCTGCTCTGGGTCTTGGATAAACTGCATGATGAACCGTGCCTTTGCAGTCTTTATGGTGATGCCCAAATCAGCAAGCCAGCCAGTGATGAATCCGCTGTTAAGCATGTTAATGGTAATGTCATCTACAGTCTGTACTACGTAGCCCAGTAAGTGATATAGCATATATGGGTCACCAGCCATCTGGAGTACTCTTTTCATCATGCCTGCGTCCTTCACCAGGCTGTGAGGCATCATACGCTTATGAATAGTATAGAACAGGTCATACAGCAAAAAACACCACTCGTGAAGATTAAGTTCATCAGGCCACTTGCCATGGTAGTTGATGTACTGTTTACGCATTCTTGGCCCAACATCACCCAGACTGGGTATGTTTGCTATGTCTTTTTTAGGCTTTGGTTTGACTTCAGACACAAGCTTAGTTTCAATCTGCTTGGATTGAGTCAGCCTGAATGCCCACCCTGTTGCTGTTCCCATCAACTTTCTCCCTGAGCAAACGTATCTCTGCAATCAGTTCTGGCACATCTTGATATAGCCAGTTTAGAATCTCTTCATTTGACAGTGGATAGGAAGGTGCTAACACAGCTTCAATTTCTTGTAACTTTTCTTCAGTTATCATAAAGACTTTCCAAATTCACTGCCAACTCAAGATACCCAGCACTCCAGAATTTAAGTTCCTCAACCATCTGCTCAATGTCCTCTACACTCATGGCATTCTTAAGTGCCTCTGGTTGGCTGATGAACCGTTCAAGTGCCCGATTGCCACGCATTAGCTTAAGCCACTTGTTCTGTGTCTTTCTGGCTATACTGATTCTTGCTTTTGATTGTTCAACTACCTTCATGCGCTTGGACAATTTGAATACCAGCCATGTAGTATCATAGCTGTATTCAATCAACTCACGTACAGTACTGATGATAGCATTTTCATATTCTTGCTGTGTTAATAGGCCTGCTACAACCTGCTTGTGACCGTCCCTAGCAACTTCAACCAGCATCTTCAAGTTGGCCTCAGAAACCCTGCCTGCTATGATGTCTGGCCATATTGGCTGTGGCAGCTTGCTGATGCTATGGTAATAGTCTACTTTGTCCTTACTGATGCCTAGCAAGGCAGCTACAACATCTCTGGTCTGTCCATAATCCAGCCGTTTTCCAGCTGCTTTTCTGGGTCTTCCTCTTGGCTTAGCATGCAATTCCCACAATGCATCAATGAGTATTGCCATCTCCCATGAAGACAACCGTCTGCGCAACGCATTATCCAAGACACCCAGTTCATATGCATCACGTTCATCCACTATCTCTGGCAGCACATGGCATTCAACTGTCTTCCACCCTAGTTCCTGTGCGATGCGCAGACGGTGTTTGCCACCCACAACTGTCTTTTCATCGTGCATAACCAGAAGTGGGTCACGCATGCCGTCACGTACAATGTTCTTCTTCAATGCATGATAAAGTAAATCAGGCATGCCGACAAAAGTAGCCTCAATATTTGCAAGTATCTGCAATTGATTGGTTGGAAGCTCTTTGTCTTCACATGCCTGAAATACTTTCAATGCCTGGGTATTATCCAATGTACTCCTACACAGATGTGCTTTACTGTGGGGAAATGTCTCCCAAATCTCTAACAATCTGGTCAATGGCTTCCTCAAGGTCAGTCAATTTATCCAGTGCTTTGCTGACCAGTGTAGTAGCCTCATCAAGTTTCTCTATGCACGTCTCAGCATCATCAGTTGTGTTATTGTAACTCAGGTCAACAATGCTTTCAAGTATACTACGTACTTCTTCAATAATGACTGCCATCACGCCTCCAATTGATGAACATCTACTTTAGCCGTTTGCACCGCAATACCACCAGCCTGTCCACACTTAGGACAGACCATCTGGTCAAGTGGTTTTAGCTTATCACCAGAATGAATGTCCTCATATTCAGCTGTGAAACGTGCCTGGCAGTGAACACATACCACAGCAACAGTTATAGCTGCAGTAATAGTGAACATTAGAAGGGAACCTCCCCGGCATTATAGTACGAGCATTCATCTGTGTGCCCAATAAGACATCCACATTCAGGACAAGCAGCTGCTGTATTATCAGTGTCCCGCTGCTTCAGCCGGTCAACATCACGCACTATGTCCTTCTGCGCAGCAGTCAGGTTATCAATCCGCTTTGCCAGTAATTCATAAGCGTGCCGGTTCTGTCGCTGAACAGCAGCTTGAGCATTGATTCTGCCTTCGAGTGCTCTAGTGGCATTCTTCCAGGTCAGTGTGTCCCGCAACAGCTGGGCAACCAGTTTGAAGAATGGCTGCAGTTCTTCCATCTTCTGTTCCAGTCCTGCCATTGCTTGCACAGCCTTTTCTGCACTGTCAACGCAGCCAATGTCAACAAGCATGCTGTTACTGCGTTCACTCACTGATGTACGATAGTCAGTGAAACACCGCAATATTAGCTGCCATCGCAGAGCATCTACATTGCCACTGAATGGAACATGAATGGTGACATGATTTAGGCCAAGTTTGATGTTGTCTATCCTTGATGTGATATACATCCGATTACTCCTTTTTTTCTATCTGATATTGATTGACCAGGGATGACTGTCCAACTTCTGCTGGATAGCCATCAACGTATAAGTGATTTGTCATCACCAGCCCATTCTCAATATGTTGTCCATACGTTCTTTCGGCGCATGGCTTAAAAACCATTCAACATAATACGCAGTCATCCCTGGTGAAAGACTGCTGCTTGTGCCTCCCTGGGCGAATTGTCTGCCGAAGTCTGGTAACTGGTTTATCATCCCTTGTTGGGCCGGATCGTGCCCATCCAGGCTACACAGGCCAATTCACAATCTATTCGGGACCAGCATCCACTTGTTAACCAGCAGTCCTCTGCTTAACAGTCGTACAACAGTCATCACATTTAAAATGCGTTGACGGCATGTTTTGTATCAATATTGCTGGGTGATGGATGAAATGCGTTTTTTTCATTGCAAAATAACTTATATACTTTATACTATAACTAAAGTATCTATTAGTATCATTAGTACTAATAGATACCTTATAGTCCGTACATAGTTCTTTGGAATCGTGTTAAAATGTGGGTGGTATTGGTCCGTGCACTCTGGCAACTGGAGAAGCAGTTGGTGCAGGTACCATGGCCAATGCAAAGGCTGCCAGCAGGTTCTGTGCCAGCTCGGAGTGTTCCATAGTGAAGTCAATGAATCTTTTGTTCATCAGATGCAAGGCCAGTTCATTGGCAACTACGATTATGGTTCCCTTGCCTTCTCTGTCTGTGGTCATGATGACAGCAGCAGTATCACCATCCAGCTGCATGCTCTGATACTCACCATCTGCCCAGGTGATGTCTATTTTCTTGATTTGCTTTCTGTCCATTGTTCCTCCATATTTTGTGAATTTGTGTTGCTTTGTGCTTCCAGAAGAGGCAGAAGTTCCTTGTATGTCAAAGGCTTTTCACACTCTTCAACAGGATGGTACCTGGTGCATGGCCAGTATCCAGAACTCTGTACAGGGTGACCCAGCTGGCATCTGTTAAGTGAGAATGCTCTGCATCCAGCACAGGTTCTTTTCATCATCTTACATTTCCTCTGTCTCTTCTTCCAGGCCGGCATTGTCTTTCCACTCTCTGATGACTTTTCTGTAATGCTTGCCTGCTGCCTTTTTCGATGTGAAAACAGTGAAATCAAGCACTTCATTGCATCTGACCACAACTTGATATGGTTTGCTTTTGGGCCTGGCATCACTATTGTGCAGCCAATACACCCAGCAGTTGTTGTGTGTGAATGTGACATCATAAACTTTCCACTCAGGTGGGTCAACCCATGTGGTAGTGTTCTTTATGATGTCTTGAATCTGTGCCTGGCATTGAGTATCTGTCAGGACACCTGTGTGGACAACCCTACTGGGTTTGCCTTTCAGGCATTCTAGCAGTTCAGCTGCTCCATCCCTGTCCCTAATGCCTTGAATGTAAGTGCCAGCATGGGTATGCCAGGTGTGCTTGATACACCGCCAGCCCATTTCACGACACAGTAGCTTGTGGAACTCTTTGAGTATAACTGCAGGGTCATTGCCATCCAGTTTCATTGATTCTGTTACCTCCCTACGTATTTGTGGTGATATGAATAAAACAGTAGACCTGCCACACTTGCTACATGTGTCCAGGCCACTGAACCTTCTGCATTTAGGACATAGATTCATTGTTCCCCTGTGGTGCTGTTTTCTGCTGTGGCTTCCCATCTTTGTTAAGCACCTGGTATGGTACGTTAGTGAAGGCAAATTCTGTGGATGTGCCCCACCCACACGCATTGCAGTAAGCCCAGTAATCACTGGTAACACCGTAGCCCTCATGCTTACCGCATTTTGGACAGGGTTCAGTGAGTGCTTGAAATGGCATCACAGCTATGGCACCTGGCTTCTGGAGGAAGTCTTTCCACTCTTCATAAACTGTTGGTCTGGCCATCATTACTCCCCTATGGCTTCAGATATCACGGTGTCTATAGCCTGGGCCCAACCACTCAGTTTGCTTACACAGTCAGGACAGAACTGGATGTTGTCTGGGGGAATCCCTATTAGGCAATCTTGGCAGAATTTGACAGAGCAGCCTTCACACTCCTCAAGCTCAGCACCATTCACACCTTCAGCGACATTGCAGCAGTTGCATTCAGGGATGGATTCGTATTCAATCGGGTTACTGTTCTCTGAGACAAATTGCATAGCACAGTCGTTGTCGTCACACAGATGAACACCACTGACTAGCGTTGACCTGGTGGCCACATTGCTGCAATAAGAGCATATGGGCTCCTCATTGACTTCCCAGATGTAGCCCATTGAAACTGCTTGTTTAGCCATGGTGCCTTCTATCTTCTGATTCTACGCCTACGCTTGGATTGACGTACAGCACGGGCAGCACGCCACTCACGGTTGCGGCTAGATGCTTCCATGTGTCGTTCAGGATGCTTGACACGGTCTGCCGCCTGCCATTTGCGATTTCTATCACGTTCTGCATCTGTAGGCAGCACATTATGTATCACAATGTCTTTTATGCCTGAATTGTGTGATGGGCCAGTGACTGGACCACGCATTTTGTGTACCATTAGTTCTTCCTCTTTATGTCATCTTTGGTCTGGTGCAGCAACAAGGGCAAGGCTGGGGAACAATGCTTCACAAACTGCCTGTTCACCGAGAATGCGGCTGCCTTGAGGTATACTGCTGTGTCCAATGTTATTGGCAGGGTCATATGGGCAGCGGTACAACCTATACACACCTGGATGTACCATTATTGCCTTGATGACGTAGAGCATCACATCACCATGACGAATGTCATCTGGGCAAATCTCGTAAGCATCAACTATTCTTGGCATCATCTCTCCTTTGTGGTAGTATCTCTGCTTGTTAAGTGAAGCTCATGACTCATGCTCATTGAACGCTTCAATGGCCTTGTCTAAGTTGTCGCCAGCATAGGTGAGGGAGCCTGCTTGGCTGAACACTACCCACTCACATTGGTCATTGCATGCCAGCATAGCATGATTGCCACGCACTCTTGTATTGGCCATTTGGAGCATCCCCTTGACGTTGTCCAGCGTCCTACTGGCAGCAATCAACTTGATAGCCGTCTCTGAATGCATGATGGTGGTGGTGCGGTGCTTCTTGTACACGGTAGGCCTGGGTAGGCTTGCCTCTGGGCAATGAAGGGCAACAGCCCTGCCACCAATGTCAATCTCATTGGGCAGTGGATTCACTCGCATAGTCACTTCCATGTCGCAGTGGAGGCAACGCATGGATGATACCAGGACATTGCCACCTTTGACTGGGCCCATGACGTGTCCCCTAAAGTTAGTTGCCTCAAATGCTTGTCGTGTGAGCTCCAGGTGCTTGTCAAAGTCGGCTATGGTGGGGAAGTCGGCCTGCCCAAATGAAGCAGGCTTCTTACGTGCTGCCTCATATGCTTCAGGGTCAAAGTGATAGTGCTTCTCAGGGTCATAGGGCAGCAGTGTTTCTTCTTCTTGTTGACGACCATGGTGCTTTTCAGGTAACATAGGTCTCCTTCCTATCTGTCTGTGAGCTCAAGTATCCACTCTTTTCGCCACATCTCACCAGTGCTCATGTGCTCATACAAGCCAGTGCGTGAGATGCGGCAAAAACAATGTGTGGCACCTGTGCTCTTGATTTGTATGGAGTACCAACGCATTGTGTCACGCTGTGTGAAGCACATCCGCTGGCATACTGTCCCGTGTGTTGGAGCACTTGGAGCATCTGGAACAAGGCCCAGAGCATCCAGCATGATGTGTGGAGCATCCTTTGGCATTGTGAGCAGCATCAGAGCAAGCAAGATGCCCCATGCCAGCACTTGACGTTTTGTCATGACGTGCTCTTCTTCATGCGTCTACGTCTACGCTTGGCATTGTGCTTGCGTCGGCGCACTCTCTTCTTGTCCTTACGCATCTTCTTACGTCGGATACGCAGCGACTTCTTTCTGCGGTCACGATGCTTGAGCCAGCCAGCAGTCTTCTTGGCAGGGTTGGTGCGCTTGATGGACTGTTGCAGCCTGCGTACTTTATCTGCGAAACTGAAGTCGTCACCAATCCTGGGTGTGTTATCTATAGTCATTCTCCTTTCTCAAATGCAGCCGTAAATCGGCTGATATTATGGTTTCAGTCCAGTGTCGAGTAGGTCTTCATCAAGCCAGCGGTGACATGTCAGACACCACCACTCTGCTCCAATCTCACCATGCGTCTTCAAGCTGCTGCGAAGCAACTTGCCTTCACAATACGGGCACACTGACGCAATGCCGTCACGTCGTTCATCTTCTTCTGGGTTGACGTTGACAATGGTTCCAGCAGTGATGATGTTGCCACCAAAAGCACTGTCAATAGCATGGCGCACTGCATCATATGTGCCAGGCAAGGTGATTCTTTCATCGTCAACCATCATGCTGATTCTCAGAGTCAATTTGCGCATGCTTCTCCTTATGTGGGTCTGCCAGGGCTGGTGAGGTACTTGTCTTTCATGTCCTTACGGTACCACTTATAGCTAGTCAGTGCATCCACTAGCTTGACGTGTGAGCCAATTCTGATAGCTGGAAATTTCTCTGGCATAGGTTGGACTGCTCTGACATATGCTCTGCCTATTGGCACATTCACACGTGCTATGAAAATGCGTGGTCCTGGGGTGCCATCTCGTAGCTTGAATCCGTGTGTTTCAACAATCCAATCCCACCCGTGCAGGTCAGCTATGCTGCCTTCTATACATCTACCTGCTGTGGTAAAGTTCTCCACAGTTCCATTCCATCGCAGGTTGAATCGTCTGTTGCTGTTGAACCTGCCACTGTTTGGGTTGACATACAATTCATTTGGCATTGTTACTACTCCTTTGTGATTGATTCCTACTGCCTGCTACTCTGGTGGGTGTGACACCCCGATGGGGCAGAGTGGCTACCTGGCTGAAAAGGAACGGATGAACAGGCAGGTAGCAGCTGTGCTGAACAGAGTAGCAGGCAGCAGGAATCAGTCCTGCTGCGCCCTATACTACACACCAAACCATTTGGCAACATCACACCAGGTGCCGGCCACCAGTGCTTCACTGAAGTCATTTTCTTTGCCATATACCTGGGCACGTTCATCTTCAGGTGTGACATCATATCCATCACGCGGTGTGATGCAGTAGATGACATCTCTTGATTCGATATCACAGAACCTGAAGTCATCATACAGCTCACCACACACTGGGCAGTTGTTCTTGAAGAACACATACATGGTGTCTTGGTTGACTCTGGGTGACTGAGCCAGCTGCTTTACCAGGCTGCCCAGGCACTGTGTCTTTGCAACCAGTTCTCTGTCTTCACAGAACCAGTCGTACCAGCCTGCCTCACACTGGGTGTGCACATCAGCAGCATCATAGTCACCATTGTTGAAGTGTTCAATCCATTCACGTAGTGTCATCCGTTTTTTATCCACCGTGCTCCTTCCATTCACTAACTTGCTGTGTGATGATGGTTTGTGGCTCTTCTACTACTTCTTCAAGCAAGACAAAGCTCAATGCTTCAGCACCAGAACCTCTGACCCACCTGCCTTCGTACTGGTAGTACCACGGTCCTTCATCAGGCACATCTGTATCAAGTTCACGCACCACAAGGTAGCTTTGATAGCCATATTCATTCTCATCCTGCTTGGCCTCAAGCTGCTTGGGTGTACTGACGTCCTCAGCACTCATCAGTTCCTTGAGGCTTTGGAACTTGACACCACCTTTGCCGTATGATTCGTCCCAGCCAGTGAAACCCAGCACTTCACATACGTCAACACCATTGTTGTAGTGGGCATATCCTGCAAGTACTACCATGCCTGCTTTCAGTTCGGTCTGCTGAATGCGCCTGATGCCACGAAACATACTGCCATTCGTAGCTCTGATGGTATCACCTTTAGCAATACACCTGATGAGATAACGGGTATCAGTATTATCACCCGTCCAAAATTCTCTCTGGTCAAAAACAGTCATGGCATTCCTTCCTTTCAGTATATGAAGTCGCTCTCGAATGGCCATTCATCAAGGGCACGGGTGTCTGCGTAAGCATCCCTGATGTTGTTGATTGCACGCAGGATGTCAGCAGTATAGCCATTCAGGCCCAAACTTTTGAGGTACGTGTTGAACAGATGGTCAGGTGTGATGTGCTTGATTGCTTCGTCCTCTGATGAATCACCACCATCTATCCCCAGTGATATTCTTGCAGCAGCCAACACATCAGTGGATTCAATTGCCTCAAAATCTTTCATTCCAGTTTCAGCCATTGAATTGTGCCTCCCATATTTCTACACGTGCTATGTCTGCCCCCATCCAGGAACCAAAGTCCAGGTCAGTATCACGGTTGAGGTAGAGCATCAGCCATTCAACAAGTAGAGTAGCTGATGCCTTGGAACTGAATGTGCCCAGCCACACAGCTTCTTCAGAATTGTACCATGCCCGTATCTCTGTTTGGTCAGGACGCACTTCAGTTGGCCGGTCATACATGACTACGTCACGAATCTTCGTGAACTGAATCATGTGGTTGGTGCCTGGCACTAGAAGAAATGTGCGATTCTTGGGGACTGCCATTGGCTACCTCCTACCAATTGATGGTGGCCTGCCGTGCGTCTGTGCCATGATGAATTGCCGCTTTGCACCGCAGCAACTGCACGTAGCCACACCCAGGTCAATGTGCTCACCCACTCTGGCACGTGCCACTTGATTCAGGGTGGCTGGTATCAGGAATGCTCCACCAGGGATGTACTTCATTCTGTTGGCACTGGGACATCCAGTCCCCCGCTTGCCAGGAATTGGGTTATGGCCGAACGCACCATACCCACCGTCTTGAACACCTATTACAACTTGCTGCATGTCAAGCTCCCTTCATTCAAAATGTGTGGTTTCTTACTTAACAGTCGTATCACAGTCAAAATGTGCTGTCAAGCACTAGTAGGTTCCATCACCAACCTGAACACCATCAAAGTCATACAAGCCATCTCCAACAGCATCCAGCACTTCAGTGGTGCCGTAGTCATCCAGGACGTCCTGCAGCTGTCCTGAGTTCCATAGTTCAACAACTTGTACCTCTGTTCTGTCCAGCAACTGTGCCAGTTCTTCAGTGCTCATAGTGAAGTTCAAACTGCAGTTGATGCCTGAAATTTTCTGTGCCATGATTATCCTTCCTCTCTGTTTGCTTGTTCATGCCTTTTGATAGCCTGGCGCATCTCTGCTTCAAACCATACTCCAGCCCATGAATTGTAGCAGAATCGTATTTCACCCTGGCCTAGCAAGTCTGCATCGAAAACAGCTATGTGTTTGGGTTCCTCAAATACGATGGCTACCATGTGGATGTTTTGTGCTATGTAAGTGAACCTGATGACATAGAACGGTTCACCACTGATGCCATTGCGGTGACGGGCAACCTCAATGATGTCACACTTTGACATTTTGTTCCTCCTTTTGAAGATACTTAATTGCATTCTGTAGTAACACACAGCTATCCTTAAATCCACCGAGTGCACGGTTGCACTTACCACACAGCAGCCCACGCACAGTGCCCAGCCCAATACCCAAAACAGCATAGTGAGCTGGGCACATGTTGGCCCACACCCCTAAGATAGTCATGCCATCATACTCTGCTGGTGTTGAGCAGAAGTTGCATTCTGGCAGAGATGAGACAGCTACCTGATTACTCATGTGAGTTCCTTTCAGAAATGTGTTGTCTTACTTATCGGTCGTCATACAGTCAAAATGTGCTGTGAGCACACCCACAATCTCTGGCCACGTCATATCCTTGAATTGTTTGCGTAGTCCTCTCAAGGCACAGTGGTCAGCGTTTGTGGCTTGCCCTAGCATCAAGTTGACTGCTGCCCTCATTCGTCTGGGTGTCGTGATATCAGCTAGAGCAACAAGCAGGCGCACATTCAATGAATCATCACTAAATTGCCCTGCTGCGTCACGAAAGGCATCCTGGTCATTGCTAGCCTGCCACCCGTTTTCTTCCATCTCACTCAGACTCAGGCAAGTCACATTGTCCTGGCCAAATCGCTGTTGCTGAATGACATTGTTGTGGTCAATGGGTGTCAATCTGTCTTCACGCAACAATGCCTCATACTCTGCAAACAGTAATTCATTCTTTCTGTATGTTATTGCCCAATATACTCCAATTTCATCCATACTTAGTCACCATCCTTTTCGTGCCAATTTATCTCTTGGCATTCCATGACATACAGTTCAGCATCTTTGCCATCTCTCAACCATTCAACCAGGCTATCAGTGCGTGCTGTCTGGCTGAACGGACGCCATGGGCTGCTCCAGTTGTTGGCACGTTCTACGTGCGTTTTGAAATCACCAGGTTCTGGGTCATCATCATCATATTCCCAGTCGCTGATGTGTGGGTTGCCCCATTCATACAGCTGGTCTTTGATAGTATCTTCAAACGTAGTCTTGATGCTCTCCAGCCGGTCAAACTCAGCCAGTAGTGCTTGATAGTCTTGGTTGGCAGCACACACTTCATCAGCAATCATCTGGGTGGCAATCGGCACTCCAGGCATCCATGTGTGTCAGCATTGTGATGACTAAGAAGTAAGCAAACCTCATTGATGCACTACCTCCCTCTGGCAGTTCATAGATGGCCTTTTGCTGGTGCGCTGCAGGTACTCTTCTTCAGAGTGTGGTATATAAAATGCACGGCACTCACCACCATAGTTCTGAGGACAATCTGCACACACTTCTTGTGATACCTTTGCTATCTTGCTAGTTGTAAGCACAATCAGCGGTTTGGTCACAAGCTGGTCAAAGTCCCTGTCAGCAGGCAGATGTCCACCTTCTCTTCTGTCCTGATAGAAGTCGCTCATTTGTCTCCTTCCTGACCGGTGTAGTTCATACACCATTGGTCAAATGCTTGGATTTTGCTCCAGATGCCATCATCCTTGTACTGGTGGTCATAGTACTTGTTCCTGAGTGCACGTACCTCTGCCTGGCCAAAGTTCTCACAGATGCCTTGCTGGGATACTCTCAGTATCAGATGGTCTTTTGTTCTTGCGATGATGCGTGAGATTCTTCCTCTGTCATCCATTACATTATCCTCTTCTGCCTGTTAAGGCAACAACTAGATGGTCATGGGTAAATTGCTGACGCAGTGTGCTGTGGTTGTCATCATTAGCATTGTGCCAGTACGTAACTGCCCAACCTTTGAGATTGAAAGAAAAGACGTCACATCCAGAGCGCACAACAACACGTATTTCTCTCCATCTATTGCTGTCGTGGACTTCAATCACCAGGCCAGAACGCAGCACTTCTTTAGCAGTAAAATGTGCTGTTTGACCATTTTGTGCTTTGGCTGTAAACTGGTTATAGCAGTGGTGAGTGAGTGCTTGGAATGATGCTCTGACGGTCTGCTTGAGCTGATGGGCTTTGTGCTTATCTGCCTTGTCCCACGTGCTTCTATGGGTTCTCATGCTGCCTCCAGCTGCGCAATGAAGTCACGCATGTCATCTTTGTCTACATACCACCCGATGAGGTAGTGCTGGGTCATGCCAATGTGCCCATAGTAGCTGCTTGCAGCTGGTAATGGAACGATGAACAAGTGACGGCTGAGCATGAGTGCCTCACGTGCTATGCCGGCCATCAGACATCTGCCGTAGCCAGTAGCACAGGTAGCAAGGTGAAAAACATCCACACACTGCCCCACCAGCAACACATCATTCAAGTGGAAACTGGCTATGCCTACAACAGTGTCATCACCTGTTCGCAGCGTTATACCACAGGAGCCTTCTGCGATGTCCAAATAGGCATCTGTTCCCATCTCACGTCTGTCACCTTCAGGCCACTGCCTGATAGTTGCTTCATCTTCCAGTCTAGCATCTTGTTCAATCTTCATAGCTGCTGTACCTCTGCAAGTGGAAAGAGCACCTGAAGTTCTTGAACGTGCCCTGCCCAATACTTATTGTGGACTGAGCGGTACCACCGCTCACCATTAGCTCTCTGTATGACGTGGGCAAATTCATGGATGACTAGTTCCCATACTCCACGCAGGCCGGTGTGGGATAGATAGCCACCGTCATGCCACTCAGTCCATAGATACCTGTAAGTGGCGTATTCATAGAATCCCTTTTCATATGCTCTGCGCACTGACTCATACTTGAAGTTGATGTTGGTGCCTGCAGTGGAGATTCTGCCATTGCGGAAGATTGGCTTGCCTGAATACCCATACTCAGCAAAAAGCTTCTCTGCAAACCTGTAGGCAAATCGGGTGATTGGGTCAGCCAGTATCTTGTTGAGCACCGCAGCTGGTGCCTTCTTCAGCTTTGGCCCAATTGGTTTGACTGGTGCTTGAACCTTGTCATCCTTTGGATCCTGAAAGTCTTCTGGACGTTTGCCACACTTTGGGCAGTAGTGGAAACTGCCTTGACTTGGTGTCCAGTTGTCTTCAAAGTACACGTGGCAGTCAGGACATCTTTTCAGTGCTGATGACTTGGTCATTTCACCACCTTCTGGTGTGCTGCGCGGGTGCAGTCCCCACACACTTTGCCCATCATTGCTTCGACAGGATTCATCGGACGGTAGCACACTTCACATTCAGCTGCTGCTGCTGCCCTGTCCAGTTCTGGATGTGATGGTAGTGGAGCAGGTGATTCACTCTTTGGGTCGTGCGGGCACCTGTCACAGATGCCAGGGCAGATGTCACGGATGGGACAAGTTGATCTGTTTGCCTCAAAGTCATCATACAGTGCCTGTGTTGCGCTGTTCATTTTATCTCCCTGCTGCACCAGTGTTTTGGGCACGCCATCAACTGCAATGTAAAACGGTCTGCCCTTCTCTATGCGCTGCCAGATGGTCAGTTGGTGGTGCTGCACAACGTAACGCATCTTTTCAACAGCCTCCTCTTCAGGCATGGTTCTGCCATCAACTGAAATCTCTTTTTTACGTGGGTATCTGGTGGCTGTTCTGCCTGTTTGCTCATACTGCTCAATGAGGTTATTGATATTGCTATCTGCCATTTGCTTATTCCTCTTTGGCCTGTACTCTCACCCCAGGCCTGAATTCTCTGATGAACGGATGCCTATTTGTTGCGGTTGATTTGAGGCACTACTGAGCTGCTCATTGGATCACAGTCGCTGTAGTCAGCATCGTCCTCTATGGTATCACCCAGCGTAAAGCCCATCATCATCTTCTTCTCTTCCATTTCGGCATGCTCTTGCATAGCCTTCAGTTCTTCATTCAGCTTGCTGACATTCAGTCGTTCGCCTAGTGGGCAGCGAACATAGCCCATAGCTTGGTGAGCAAATGGGCAGCCTACACAATAGTCCTGATGGAGTGTGCCTTTCACTATTCTAGCCAATCGGCATTGTTCCATCCGTCGTCTTACCACGATCCTCTTCCTATCGTGCTTCATTCTATTTGCCTCCCTTCATAGTGCGGTGGGTTCAGCACTAGTGCTTGCCTTCATTATATATAAGGGCAAACAGCAGTGCCGAAACACCGCTGTCTCATCATATAGCCTATTCTCTTTGAAAGAGTTCCAGCAGCCTTCTGATTCCCTTTGGTCTCAGGTGAAGAATCTGGCCAGACAACAACCCAGCCAGGTGAAGTGAAGTGATGCCTATGACGGGTGATTGATAGTGAAGGTGAGTGCCTACTGCCCTTTGCTCTTGAGTTTTTAAGGTTCAGACTAGATTTACTTTCACCTATAAGTATAGTCCATATCCATTTTCTTGGCTAATCGAAAACCCAGAGAAACCAACTGAAACGTGATGAATATAATATTCGTCACGCTTCAAGCAGATTCTCATGACTTCAAGCATATTCTTATCGTTTCAAGGGGATCATAAGCGTGGTTGACGTTTCAGGCGATTCTATATGATTCCAACGGCCTAAAAAGACCCACTAGAATGGGTTCTGCCGGGCAAGCTCACTCATAGAATCGCTTGCGTGGGCTAGATCACCTTGATTTCTCAAAATTGCTTGAAACCAAGAGAAACCAGGCGAAACAAAAAGAATAGCGCAAACGTAAAACGCCATTTTTGACTCATAAAATTGCCCCCTAGAAACCAACTGAAACAAAGAGAAGCCCAGAGAAGTCCATTGAAATGAGTGAGCCTTGAAACAAAGAGAAACCGCTTGAATAGATAGTGCTTGAATAGCGTGCTTTGCCCGATAAAATGATTTGTGTGTATTACTTTATTTTTCACGCCTGCCCTATACATTTTATTATGGCCGTTCTATACATTTTGTCAAGGCACACCATAAGATAATCGCAAGGTTACCCATAGAACAGACGTAAAGGCAGCCATAAGATAATGTTATGGCCATCCTTGTCATTTTGTTCTGGTGAGCCTATACAAAATGTTATGGCTTGCCTTGGAGCCTGCTTGGTGGGCGAGTCGCTTTTCGTGTGTGCGCCCACTAGTGGTGTACCGTCATGCATTATAGGTACAGAAAACAACCCTACTCCTAAAATATAGAAATAAAAAAAAGTACACCAGTCCCAGCAAAGGCCACTGAATGTACTTTTTTATGAGGGAGATAGAAAAACTACTCCCCCTATCGCGTTAAGTGTATGGGTGGGACGGAGAATAAGCACGCCGGGGTGTCGCCGCCACCATTTCTTATGTTAAGGGTCTTATGGCTTTTCAGGTTGTGGTAATGTCTGGCCACAAGCTCTGCAACGTCTACGCTCTGGAGGAGGTTCGCTACGCAGCTCTGAAACAGCTACGTGTGGCACAGCACCGTTTAACGCACGTACTGTTACCATTTTGCCTTGAGGGGAGAATTCTGCTCTACAGGCCCATCCTACACGTCTTCTGTCTGGATGCCAGAGAATATCACCGTAGTAAACTGGTGTACCGTCCTTCAACTTGAATAGAATGTCTTGCCTGTACTTCTGTGCTGTAGTTGGGAATCCTCTATTGGGCATCTTTGATAACCTCACTTATTCTGGCAAGGATTTCACGCCAGATACCATCATTCTTTGTTTCCTTTGACTCGATGATGTCCCAGTAGAAGTCTGATTCTAGCCAGCCATGTAGTTCTAAATCATCTTGCAGCTGTTTTATATTTTCTGGGTCACCCTCAATTATCAATAGGGACATCTTCATCCTCCAAATTATCCAACATTTTAAATGTAAGGCCAGCCTCCTTGACAAAGGGAAGGTGTTTTGCACAGGCCCCATATTCATCTCCATCATCATTCCAGTAAGTAGCAACAGCAAACCGTGTTATCCCATTCGCTAAACACATATCACAGCAAGCTACAAGTTGATAACTCATCGTGTTTTCCCTTTCTGAAAGAACTTGAAACCAATGCCCAGCACTTCTTCCTTGAATGGCTTGAGTCCCTTCTTTTTCTTGGTCAGCCCGGCACGCCTTTGGTATTTCTTTTTGTCATGCTTAACTTTGGTCTTAGAAGCCATTTTAAATGCCTGTTTTCCATCCTTTTGAGATTTCTGCAAGTTTGAGAGCCGCCTGGGTAGCAGATATACCCCATACTTCGTTCTGGCACCTACTAGTATTTGGGTCACCAGTGCTGGTTGTAGTGAAATAAGTGACATCTTCACCACTCATATTGAGCTTAGAAATGACTAAATCCAGCTGTTTTGCGGCTGCTTTTGCTGGAATCTCTGTCCACTGCTGCCACTCACGCTCTCCCTGTATCACCGTAAAACTGCATATACGTGCACCAGGAACTTCCAGTGCCTCATCCTGGTCAAAAGAATGTCCGCACCATAGGCAGATTCTGTCCCCATTTCTATCTGGAGCAGTTAAGTCTGTATTCTCACACTGTGGGCATGCTGCTTCCATGAGTTCCCCTTTCTGCTATTTCAGTAAAGTCTGATTCTTGTAGGGCTGCCAATAGTTCATTGAAATCCTTGAGGATGGGCTTGCGTTTCATACCACAGTTTGGGCACTTGTATCTGCCATCAGCACACTTAGAATGTAGCTGACTGGTGTGGCATTGAAAGCAGTATAGCATTTTCTCTTCTTCATCTTCAGAAGCTTGGATGAGCAGCTTAATCTTCTGTGCTGCTAAGCGTTCTTCTTCTGCTGCTGCACGGTCAACCCTGCCTGCCCATTCGTGGTCTGAATGCTCAAAGCCTTCCTCATCATTTACGTACTTCATTATGATACATTTCCTCCCACTCTTGTGCGTCCTTGTTCCAGAAATAAATCGCACCATCTAGTCTGAATGTCGGCCAGATTGTGTGTGTTTCTTTGTATATCTGGTGCCAGATGTTTACAAGTATGAGTCCCATCAGTACAAGCCATATAGCCAGAGCATAGAACAGGTGTGTGACCCATGTGATGAGCAAGGCTGTATTTATCACCCTATTGCTCCTGTGCCATCACCTGGCATAATCACACCAGCTGTTGTTGCTGCTAGCATATCTGCTTCTTGCTGCAGCATATTGGCCTTGTGCATCTTCCCACTGCAGTGTCCTGCCCACTCATGTCTGTTCATGGCCACAAAGTCACATGGTTCACAGAATTTGTACTGCTCAAGAATCACACCAGGAGTATCTTGTGGAACATCTTCTACAGGTGTGTGTAGAGCATCTTGGGGTGTGTGTGAAGTAAGGTCAATATGTGGAGCATTATCCACATACTCTGGCAGCATCTCACCTTCCACTGCTTCTACTGTGAGCACTTGCTCAGCATCCAATGCTTCCATGCTCTGCTTTACCTGCAAGTTCCAGAACACACGCTGCCCATGCAAGCCGATGATGAGCACACCAATCAGCGACAGAACATATCCCAGAGCAACAAGCAGCGCAGTGTCTTGGATGTTCAGTTGCTCCAGCAGCACAAGAGGCGTGCTGTGTTCAGTCATGTATGCCCAGATGATGAAACCTTCCATGAGTACTGAGATGGCAATTGCTATCTGGCAAAGAGCAACTGGCAAATGCCACTTCTTGGCAGTGGCCATATTGTCCTTCTTTCTACGCTGCAGTTCCCAGGCAGCATACCCACCTGCTGTTTCCACAGCAGTGGTGAAGAGTATTGCAGCTACTCCATTACCCACCATCTTTTTGAAGAACCAGTATGTACAGGGCGCACTCATTACCTGGGACACAATGAACAAGATGGAATTTGTGATGAAGAAGAATGCATCTTGAATATCTGATAGCCAGCCGGCAATCTTCTGGCTGGATGTAATGACAACGTTCCTTCCTACTGTTTTAGCCATATAGCTCCTTGTTTATTTACTGACCGTTGATTACGGTTCAACGGCCAACACCTTGAAGTGCCACCTACTTTGAGTAGAAGGCTCATCTAGTTTTTCTGGCCATCTGTGATATAGATGAAGTTGGTATGTGCCTGAGCCATAAACAATGTCACCAGGTCTGAATCCTAGCTGCACCCTGTCTTGCTGTGATAGGGCATACAAACACCCATCAGTTGGGTCTTCTCTAATGAAAATTCCATAAGCCAGGCCAATGTACTTATCAGTCGCATCTGCCCACCCATAGAATCCTTGTTCAATGACTGCTGCATAAGTATTGGGGAATTGAGTAGAGGCAACACGGTTCTTGATGACAAAGCCAATTGCTGTGGCTGCATCTGCATCATCAAGTATACCAACCTCACCTATCATTATGCTGGCAATCAGTATCAGTATCTGTACAAAAGACATGACACACTCCTTTCTTCTTCAAACAGGCCAGAGTGGATTCGAACCACCATCGGTGCTTTTGGAGAGCACTATCCTACCAATTGGAAGACTGGCCTGTGTGTTTCAGTTAATCACTGGTGAATTGATGAGAACATCTTTAAGGGACGCTGAAGTGTTCACCCCATTGTTGCACATATTCTGTGTATGGTGGTGGCAGTGTCCATATGCTGGCATAGCCTGCGGCTTCGAAGGATTCTTCGGCACTGACGATGAATTCAACGGCCTTGTAGTCATTTGTCCCGAAATATGTCCACACCGTTCTTCTGGTGTGCCAGTCGGGTGAGCAGGATTTGAACCTGCGGCCACTTGCGTCCAAGGCAAGGATGCTACCTGACTACACCACCACCCGACAGAATCTTTACTTCGATTCCAGTACTGAATTCACATGCTTGTCCAGGTTGTTAATGAAGTAGGCCAAGTCATCTAACACTAGAGTCTGGCCCCACTCTATCAATTGCAGCTTGGGAGTGATGTAGGGTGGGCTGGACACTGTGCTGGCATACAGGGTGTATGGGACTGCACCGTAGCTCCTGATGATGTATTCCAATTCATCCTGTTTGTTTGCCCAATATCGCCTGGATTTTGCTACACGGGCACGTTCTTCAAAAGTTGTATTGATAGTCAGATGCTTCCACAGTTTGAAAACTGGGTAGAGGGGAGTATCTATCAATTCAGCCTCAACGTAACTCAGTGAACTGTCTCGCAACTCTTTGACTAATGGCCTGACAGCATAGTGATTGCCGTGATTGGCCATAGCTGCTAGTATTTCAAAGGTGAGCACCTGGTTCGATGCTTCCATGTATCCCACTGGCTCACCGCACACTCCCTGTACATGCCCTAGTTCATGAACCAGGGTGGCCAAGATGGATGTAGCATCGTTCCAAGGTGATGCATAGTTTTGAGAACGGTAGTTGAGTATTGCATAATGACCGGCACAACTTGCCCTTCCCAAGATGTGGAAGTGGTACTGCCCATCACCAGGGATAAAGGCTATTGAAGCAGGCCAGACTGCATCATTCTCACCGTGCAATCCTTCGTAGTAGTAGTAGGGCAGAACTTCCAGAGTGAACTTGCAGAGAAGTTCGCTGTTAGTTTTTATCCCCCAGCATTGGAACGAACCCCCATAATCTTCTGTGTTCAGGTCTTTTACTTCACCATCTGGTATGAGAGGTATCAGTGGCAGCTTATCGTAGGCCTTGTCCATTGTAGCTGCCATCTCTGCTGCAGTCCACAGCACTCTTCCCTGCCCCAGTGCAGAAGATACTGCTGGAGCAACTATGACAGAAGCTACAATGCCTGCAATGATAAGCAGGGGCAATATCCCTCTGACTTGCCATACAATGTAGCGTTTAAGCAGACTGCCTAATGTGACCAAAAAGTCTTTCATGGTGCCTCCTTATTTCTATGTTCTTCTTTCCATCACCAGACTGCACAGTTACAGTCCAAAATACTTACACAGTATCATGATTGGGATAGCAATTAGTGCAGCACCAGACAGAATACCAATGAGAATGCCAATACTGATGACCAGGCCTGCTATTGCTTCTGCTGTGCTTTCATCTGTAGAACAATGATTTGGCAGTATTGGATTGTGAGATTTACGATGCATTATGTTCCTCCTCAGTACAGGAGACAGGATTCGAACCTGCAGTGAAGTGGGTCTAAGCCACTTGCCTTTGCCATTTAGGCCACTCCTGCTTAAGCTGATGAGTGGAATCGAACCACTGACAAGTGCCTTACAAGGACACTGCTCTACCTGGCTGAGCTACACCAGCAAGAGGGATGGGCTGGAATCGAACCAGCAATATTCCTGGGTCACAGCCAAGTGCGTTACCATTTACGCTCACCATCCCATAGTAGCGGGAGCCAGATTCGAACTGGCATTCTCTGGATTATGAGACCAGTGTGCTGACCAATTGCACTATCCCGCAGTGTACTATGTCTGCTATTATTGCAACAGCAAATGGCACACCTTCACGTAGGCATGCCCATAGGTAAATGGCTGTTTTCATAAATGTGGCACTCCTTTATGAGAAGATGTGCTGTAGTATCCAGCTACCAAAACAGATAGCAGACAAGATTACTAAACATCCTACAAAAAGTGAAGCCTCATTGAATGGGAATTTTTTCACCTAAACTCCTTATGGTGGAAGCAGTGGGATTCGAACCCACGACTTTCTCCGTGCAAAAGAGATACTCTCCCAGATTGAGTTATGCCCCCACCTTCTACCTATCAGTCGTTACTCAGTCACTTTGAGCTGTACTTCAATTCTGAAACTGAATCTGCCCCGACCACAGGTTGGCCGCCATGAGCCAGGCTTGACACCACCCCTGGGATATTCGTTCCTCAGGTTTGTTATGATGTTGGTGATATCCAGCATGCCATCTTCAAAGAGTATTTCATAGGACGTTGGAATGCCTAGATGCTGCCATTCCAAGTATCCATTCTCATCTGTAGTACCCCATGCATTGGGGTGCTCATAGGCCTGCCCTTCAGATGGCATGGTGGTGAATGCAATCTTCAAGCCATGCACAGGATTGCCTTCTGCATTTTCCACCCATATTTTGAACATCCTGTAGCCTGGTGAAGGACCATTTTCATCAGATGTTAGCCGGTGAAGTTTTGTGACTGTGAGTGTATCACTGTCACCAACTAAAGGCATCTCATCTTCAATCTCACGCTCATACCATTCTTCTTGCCACTTTTCCATTTGTACCTCCATTATTTGATGTATAGATTATCCAACCCAGCAGTGCAGTAATCAACCCAATCACAAGGAAGGACAGGCCCACACTGGCAGTCTGCATGAGTGCGTGCATACGGTCTTGACGGGTCAGGGCATTGGCTACAGAGGCCAGGAGCCTACTTCTAGCCACAGCATATTCCATTTCCACATCTCTGCCAGCCAATATCTCTTTTTCACGCCAGATGTCCAGTTCTGCCAATGTCTGAGTCGTCAGTTCCTTTTGTGATGCCAGTTCAGTCTGGGCAGTTGTCAGCTCCAATTGGGCAATCCTGACATCTTCACTATTGAAGATGTCAAAGTCAGATATGATGTTTCTAGCTGTGAATACAACACACCCAGCAGCCATCAACACTCCCAGAAGGAGTAGAACAATGCCTACCAGTTTGAATACAGTCTTCTTCTTCATTGCTTTCTCCTGAGTGGGCCATTGGGTGATTCCAATACCCAGGCAATCAACAGACCAAGACCAAAGAGTAATATGCCGGCAATCAGTACCCAGACAATCTGCAGAATGATGTGCCCTACTGTCTGCCACTCAATTGTCTTGGCTGCTGCATCTTTGAGAATGTTATCACCCTTAACCTGCTCTAGTTCAACTTCCTTTTCTGTTCCCAAGCGATTCTCTTCTGCTGTTTTGAAGTCATAGTAGGACTGTTCTGTTTTCTTTTCTTGTGTTGCCAGCCCAACCTTTGCTGTTTCAGTTTCTTGTACTGCTATGCGTTCTTTGGCTCCACAGCTGACAGCACCACCTAGTAGAGTAAGTGATGCCAACAGCACAAGAACCAAAGTGCTTACCAGTCCACGTTCATCATTACATAGGGACAAGTTCTCCCTCCTCATTCACAATGTACTTATGTTGTCCACTTGATGGAGCAAGATACTGGGCCCAGGCACCATTATAGTCCTTAAAGGCCATTTTACCATGCCCTTCTCCAGTTATAATGCCACGGTTTCTGAATTGTTTCATGACTGCCTTCCATTCAGTTTCAGTACAGATTTCACAGTCACGTACAATGTTGGCTCTGCTCCAGCTTGCACCATCAGTATAGAACATCTTCATGATAGTAGTAGCAACAGCCGAAAGTCTGTTTTCTGTATAGGTTGGACGTTCATAAGGCACATTGACATCAATGTCCTCATCATCTGCAAATAAACCTTCAAGCTGGTCAAGCATACGCATAGACCACTTTTCTTGTTGGTGGAATGGCCACCAAACTTCAATCAGAAAGTTAAGACCACCGACACCACATGCTGCTAGTGGCCCTGGCCACCAGCAAATGGTTAATGCTGACCAGATGTAGTTGAACAGTCCACCACCATCATAATAGCCAATGGCCAGTCTGACAAGGTGCAGCACAATGAAGCACACAATATCAATCATAAGTGCTGCAGCTGCCAGCAATCGCACAGGCAAAGCGAAGTCAACAGGTATGCCTCTAGTTGATGTTTCTTTTGTCTGTGGGAAGATTCGGGCAAGCAACCATCCCATCCAGCCACGCCTGCCACCCATCATGGTTGCACTCCTTTACTACATATTGCCTGCGATAGTTATCAAGCCACTGATGAGACGTTCACCAACTGCGATGACAGCAATTGTCTTGATGAGCAGGGCCATGTGCTCCTGTTCGTTGCCGATGATTTTATCTAGCTTGGTACAGATGTGAGTGTATTGCTCACTCAGTTTTGCCTGACCTATCTCAAGACTGGTCAGGCGGTTCTCCGTTGTCTCCCCCATTCTCTTCTACCTCTTCTTCTGGGATAGGTGGCATCATTGCCATCTGTAATGCTTGTTCTGTGAATTGGCGAGCAATTGTAGATAATACATCACTGATTTGCTGCGCCGCTTGTGAAGTAGTTGGTACACCAAGTACAGCTACTTGCTGTGAACCTGGAATGCCTGGTTTCCACATGATTGTGACACCCCATAGTGGTTCAGTGATTATCTTAAGTAATCGGGCAATACCAACCTCTAACTGTGTATAGTCTTCAATACCAAGTTGCTCACAGAGAATGTTGACTACCTTACCTTTTGAAAGTTTGTCTGCCATTGTTCTTCCTCCTTATATTTTTATGGTGCTCCATCATGCCTCCTTGAGTTAAACTTTGTTTTACGGCTCTATTGCTAGTTGTGTCCATGTTGAACCTCCGTTACACGAAGCAGCCCACACATATTTTGAGCCATTGTAGTAAAAACGTAAGATGCCAAACCCATCGGCCACTCCGCCTGTTGCATAGGCGCGGTAATCGGCCAAAGCCCCGGCCTTACCATAATTGATGTGTGCATTATTAGCGTCAAGGCGCAAGTTTTCTGTGCCGTTTACCGCAAAGCGAAGGAAGTTTGATTCGCTCCAAATAACCTCATGTTCGTCAGTGTCAAAGGCGATGCCTTGTGCCTCATCACCTCCTTTGAGACGAATAGCATGGCTCAAAGTACTTGTTTGTAGGTCTTCCAGGTCTATACCATACTTAAACCTTGCGGTGAGTACAATGCCAGCGTATTCACGATAAGTGCCCCAGCCTTGCATCCAAAGGCCGACTGAGTTGAAGTGCCCTGCATAATTAGTTTGCCCCCCAGCAGAACCTGGATTTTTACCAAACCAAGCTGAGGCTTCACTGTTTTCTTCTTTGTACATTTGAATCATCAAGCCACGGTTTCGGCAGGTTGCATTTCGGTTGATGATTATTTCGTTGGTAATCTGGCTGTCTACAACACCAGATATGAGTCTAATCTCTATCCCACTCATGTCCTTTACATGACCAGAAGTTGGAGCGCTGCCATCAATTTCGCCATGAACACCGTAGCCATGTATTGAACCCATATCAGATAGTGCTAAACGAGCATGAAAGGCTTCAGCGTATGTCCAACTCACGGGGTCGCCATGTTCGTCCCCAAATCCATCATCTAAATCAACAGTTCCCACAATGGCACGTCCTTCACCATTGTATGCTGAGGCTATTGCATGTTTAATTTCTACATGATGACTGTTAATAGGAGCTTGTGCAGTAATTTTAAGAGGCCCATCAGTGTCATAGATTCTAAACGCCGTCCAGTTATCGGGGTAAATATACGTTCCCTGGTCAGTCCACAAGCCACCTCCACCAGCTGCCAACTGTGTTAAAGTCTTTTCAGCAGTGTTTGGGTCTTTGAACACAAGGTCGTTGCCATCTATTTCTATATAATAACCCGTATCAAACTTAACGGTGTGGTTGGTAGTACCTGACAGGTCTATCCCGCCAATGCCCTTAAAGTATGTGTGGGCAGTACTAACGACCATCCGGCTGTTAGTGCCAATCACGAAATCAAAATAATCATTCGCTACGTTATACTCTATGTAATCGTCCGCAGCAAACCTGATACGACGCTGAGTGCCAGCCAAAGTAATATCGCCAAGACTAATTGTGGCCTCACCTTCAACAGCAGCTATTGCTTCAGAATTCAGATATTTGGTATGGTGTGCACTTGTAGGGGCATCTGAAAGATTGCTATGTGCTCTGGTGGCCAAATCAGCTAGACTACTACCAGTCTTATTCAAATTAGACCACGGCAGAGTTCCTGTGTGAGGGCCAGTAGCAGTTGCTAAAACATGGGCAGATGGAGAACCTTTAGATTCAAAAACAAATTCAGTTCCTGTATAAACAAGAATCTTGTCACTACCAATAGCGGCAACGTTGACTGTCTTATTTACAATTCGGCTAGCATCTCGAAGCTGTCCTATTGCAACAAGCCCACTAATCTGTGCCCAGGCCACTGTACTTGTTACTTCATCAAAAGCGGGCCATCTAACTGCATAATCAGGTTTACTTGTAATATCTGCCCAAGCAGTGGTGTGTGATTGGACTTGTACCTTTGTTGAACCTTCAAGTTTTGCTGAATCTGCTGCTTGGCCTGTTAAAGTAAGAAAGTCAGGATCATGATATTCATTGCCATGCTCTTCCATCCCACCAGCAGAAGTGGCCCACACCATTGAAGTGCCATTGTATTTTAGATATTTGTTAGTTTCAGGAGCAGCTATTGTTTTGCCCATGATACGACTGGCATCACGCAATTGTCCAAGTGAAACAAGTCCACTGATTTGTGCCCAAGTTGCTGCTCCTGTCACTTCACTAAAAGCAGGCCATCTTATAGTATATGTTGGTTCATCCGTGATATCTGCCCAGGCAGTACTGTGTGCTTTTGGGTTGTGGAGCTGTGCACCTGATAGAGCATTGTGAAGCAATTCTTCAGTCAAATCACCATGTAATTCAGTGACTACATATTTGGCATCAGTAGGTGCACCACTGCCTCCCGCAGCAGCCAGCTGAGTTAGTGTTTTTTCAGCAGTATTTGCGTCTTTGAATAATAAATCACCACTAACACCTTTCTTGATATAGTATCCAGTATCAAATAAGATTTGACGATTTAAGGCACCAAGAAGACTAAGGCCATCATGATTCAGTTCTGCTACTGCTGTAGGGCCACCACCAGAATATAGTCTCCATTCAAATTTGGCCCCACCAGCAGTATCAGCATTAAGAATCCCAAATGTCATAATGTCAGTATTTACAGTGTGGACTATGTAGTCATTGACATCAAAAGTGATTAATCCTGTATCATAGGGGTTCTCATCGGCTGCCCAAAAAAGATTAAGGTCTTCATATTCTTCAGTATCCTTGTCATATCGTCTCCACCTTAAGGTGTGGTAACCGCTTGTTTCATCAAAATCAAGAAAGTACCTGTAGTCTTCATTCTCATATAGGACAACTTCACCATCGGTGTTGACTGTAAGATTATTGACTACAAGTGGGTCAGTATCACCAATATCTCCCCATTGTAATTCTGCCCAAGCAAATGTTGTAATATCAGTAGCACGAACAACATGACCTATTGTTAAGTTTGATGCTGTGTGATAGCTATTGACTAGTGTATGTGGGTCTGGTGCGCCGCCACCACCCTTAGTTTCAAAAACAAATTTAGTGCCATCGGCCTTGTAAACAAGAACCTTATCATCACCAATGTCAGTAATGTCAATTGTCTTGTTTACAATTCGACTTGCATCTCGTAATTTGCCTACATCTACAAGCCCACTAATCTGTGCCCAGGCTACTGTACTTGTTACTTCGTCAAAAGCGGGCCAACGAGTTGCATAATCAGGCTTACTTGTAACTTCAGCATGTGTGGGCCAGCGGGCTGCATAGTCAGGCAAGTCTGCGATGTCACTCCAAGGCAATGTGCTAGTGTGTGGCCCAGATGTTCCTAATATGTGTGCAGTAGGTGTGCGTTCTGCACTACTATCATCTAGTGTGGCATCTGAAACTTTTAAGTTGAGATTGGCAAGAGTATCAGTAGTATGTTTTGCACCACCCAATGTGTGGGCAGATGGAGTAAATATTTCTGGTTTGTCAACAACTTCAGTCCAATCAGGCCATCTAATTGCATAATCAGGTTTGCTGCCAATGTCTCCCCATTGTAGCTCTGCCCAGGCAAATGATCCTGCACCAATGGCACGAATGACATGTCCTACTGTTAAGCCTGTTGCTGTGTGATAACCACTACTAAGGGCATGTTGTACAAGTGCACCTATGAGACTGCCACTGGTAGCACTACCACTACTAAGTGCAGGTGATTGTAAATTGACTTCTCTCACAATACGGCGTTTCATACTGTAATATCCTCATAGGCACATGCCAGTTCAAAAGTGGAATCTTCAAACCTACGGTCATAGATTTCACCAGGTGTACGTTCAGTCTCGATGTAATAAAGTGCACCATATGGCAACCATTGTAGCTCATTCAAATCAAGAGTGCCCCATTCAGTCATGGGACTGCCAGGATTGACATCTGCAAAAGCATGGCTGAATCCCATGAATATGATAGTGCCTGCACCAAGATGATACAGCCAGCGTGATTTGTGCATGATACCATAGCTACAAAAGCATCCATCAATTTTGTTAGCTTGGAAGCCAGGTTTGCGTACAGCCCAGTTAGCAGAATGTAGATGGCCCTTTAACCACAATAGGTTCTGAGAGAAGGTATAGAATTGTGGATACTCTGTTGCTGTGTTACCCCTGCCTGGATCTAAATGCTCCCATGCAAGAAGCTCTTGCCAAGTTCCTGTGTTATTTGGTATGGGAATGTCAGCTTCATAAATGAAATAGCATCGGCCTGTGTTCTCATGATAATCTTCGCTACTTTTGTGTCTGACCTGAATAGGATAATGGTTGCCAATTACCAGCCCTTGAGCAGTCAGGTCAATTGGACTGGACATGCTTACCCAACCTTGTGGTGGTTCAGTGCTTTGGGCTGAACCAATAATCACCTCATTGTAGAGTAGTTCAATATATCCTATACGGCCTAGCTTGCCTTTTACTTGGATATCAACATACAGAGTATTTGACTTGTGTCTAATGTAGCCAAGCCACAGATCTTTCCATGTAGCTGCTTCAGCAACGTGATGGATGTGCTCATCACCACCAAAGGGCATATTTGGCATGCCATACCAGCTTTGTAGGAATGCCAGATTATTGACAACGGCATTTAGTTGTCTGGCTGCACAGTATTCATCATCCATGAAGTTGCTGTCAGGCTCCCATAATTGCATTTTAGATTTCACTCTCACTGACGGCCTTTACTTCTAGCAAATATCCACTCCAGTCGTCTGGAGCTGCTTTTGTTTCCACTTGCACCGTATACCATTCATATACAGGCAGGCTTAGGCCACTGATATCAATTGGACTATCAATTGAATACCATTGACCACCTTCAACAGGGTTGTGTGTAGCTGTCTTGGTATCAATTACATTGCCATCTACAAGCAATCTGATCATGGCATCATTGCCAACGTCTGTTGCTTGAATTCGAACATTGGAATATATCAAATCAAATTGATGAAGAATTCGACCTGCCCAACAAATTCTCCAGTCTTGTGCTTTTGTATAGGGATCACCTATGGTATATTCCTCATAGTATCCCCAAAAAGCATGACCACCACACAAATCTAACTGTGTTTTAATCCAGTTCAAATCAGTTAGAATATCTAACATATCTTGGTGGTCACTTACACCACCATCTGTGAAAACGGGAGGAGTTACCCAACTCATAAAATTTGTCTCCTAATACCAAAGGTGTCCATGATTTTCTTGTGAAGCATTTCCATATTTTGATGTTCCCCATAGAAAATAATCATCTACCTGAAACAAATCTGATTCGAGTAATTCAAATGTCATTGTGAATTTGTTTACTAGTGACCAAGTTATGCGTGTAATGAAGCAGTCCAAACTGGAGCCTGAATGGGCCTCTACCAGTGTGACCCTGTCTCCTAGTGTCAGACCTGTTACTCCAGGTACACTATCTAAGCGGTATCGCAAACGTGGTGTGCTTAATCGGTCACACATCATATTGGCAATTGATTGGGCATGAGCTTCAGTTTGAACGTATATATTAACAGGCAATGTTCTGACAACTCTGCCATATGTGTCAATGCTGCTTTGATTAAGAGCAAATACCTTGCGAGATAGCCTGCCCAGTACTGGTATGCCACGCACAACAAAGTGAGTAATGAATAGACCATAAGTTGCGTGATTGTTGGTTATCTCATAGGTTAATGTTTGTGCAGTAGTAGATATGAGTTCCCAACTTATCTGGCCGTTGACATCCAGACCATAGCTACTAGATGCGAGAATATCTACACCTACGACCAGATCAGCTACACTAACAGCAGGATTCATCAAACGACATGTGACAATGCGCACTTCACCTGGTTTGAGCAAATATGGTTCACCACCAGACCATATTTGCTGAGTACGGCTTGCTGCTCTGGGTGTGTATTCTATACGAACATCATTGGCAAATCCTTGCCAGTCATAGCCTAATAGACAACTGCCAAAATTGGCCACGGTGAAAGTATGCTGGCTGGATGCGTGCTTAAGCCAATGGACTGCATTCTCAATGTGCAGAATGCCTGCCGCATCATAGAACATTCTGCCCATTTCAGCATCGACAATTGCACGCAATTCTTGATAAATACTTTCATCATCCATCCAGGTAAATGGCAGGTGATATAAACCTGGGTCAACTACAGCACTGACATCTCCTATTAATGCAAGCAAAATAGCAATGTATTGGTCTGTACGTTTATTGCAGTATAATGCTGTACTAGTTGCAAAATCTATTGCTACATGACTTCCATCAAGACAGGCAAGAGTAGTGATGTGTGCTTTGGTATCTTCGTCCCAGCCATCAATGGCACCAGAAAACATGTGAGTGGCAGCCTCATCTACACCAATCTTGAGACGTACTGAAACAGTACGCATTTTACCACTGCCTATGTATGCATACAATGCTCCAGCAGCATACTCAGCTGAGAATCGTTTGGTGCTATTATTCAGCCGTATTCGGACTGAATTAGCCTGGGCAGTACCAATAAGTGCACTGCTAGAACCACCAACCAGCAGGATGTCTCCAGAAGCTCCTTCAAGGTAGGCAGTTTCATCAATCCAGTCTGTGCCATTCCATCTGATTTCTAGCTGCTTGTTGATAGTTCTCATTTTTCTTCCAATACAAGAGAAATATGGAAACGTATAGGGTCAGTACTGTCTGTCAGTTCAATGCTCAGTGGTTCAATCATTTCAACATCATGTTGGGCTGCATCAAAATCAATCAGGGACAGTGTAACACACTGGGCTTGTGTGATGATAGCGTTCTTCTGTGTGGCTGTCAACCAACGCCAGCTGATGCGCCATGACCACTTGCGGGCTATTAGGTCATATTCTATGCTGCCATCTTGCAGTTCATGTTTTGCACCCTTAGCCTTTAGAGTAGGGCTGAATGTTTTTGGCCGTTCCAGTGTGACTTCAGAATTCTTTACTCCTAACTTGATACTCATTCTACTGGTCCCCCAAATTCCTGGTTGCCTGTTGCCCGCTTGTCTTCCTGGATACGTCTGGTGATATCAGCCAGAACCAGTGTGACATCTACCATTCCTAATTCAACACCAATATGGAATGTTGCTCCTTCAATCTCCTCTGCAATGCCCTGGATGATTTTTGCACCCAATTCAGCACCTGTCTCAAACACATCTGCACCAAGGTCTTCATTGTCCCTGATGTCCTGACGTAATCGGTGCTTGACTTCTTCACCTACATCTGCTTGTTCTAAACCAAGATTGAATCCGCCAGACATATGGCCAGCAAGCAATTCTCCCTGGAACAAGGCATCTGGCCCAAGTTCAATATCAAACTGGCCAAAAGTATTCATGATGTTCTGCTTAATGGCTGTCCAGTCTACTGCGCCAGGGACGTTCTCACCAGCAAAGATGCTGGCAAAGAATTTAGATACCCACTGCCGTCTCACTTCAGGTGAGCCAGCTACAACTTCAGCAGGCATGTACTTCTCCCAAGCACTACCTGCAAATTGAGCAGTCCGTTGCACAGTGGTGATAATGCCTTTCTGAATAGCAGCCCAGTCAATCTCTTCTGGCATCAGGCCTGCATAGAAGACTTTCAGTTGTTCATCAACCCACTGCTGCCTGGCACCTTCACCCTTGCCACGCACTGCCTCAGGTATCATAGATTCCCACATGTTCCCTGGGATAACTGCAGCCCTTAACCGTCTGGCATATTCGTCCCATTTCTCTACGTAGTCACCAACATAGGTAAGCTGTACATCTAACCAGGTAACATCTGTTTCTTCCAGTCCCAGGCCTGCTCTGAGTGCATTAGACATATCTGTCTGGATACGTTCCATCTCACGCGCTGCTTGTTCCTGTTCACGCACCCAGGATTCATGAGCACGCGCTGCTTCTCTTGCTGCTGTTTCTTCTTCATTAGCCAGAGTAATCATGGCAGAATATTGGCCAGGATTCTCTGCGGCCCAGGTAGCAAGCTCTTGTGCATCAGCCAGACCAATCTGTGTGCTTAGGTTATACAAATCCCACATGCGGCCTGGGATACCACCAAATTCACTTACAAGGTGAGGGAACATACGTAAGAATGCTTCTTGCTCACGTAGAAAATCTTCATGTGCCTGTTCTGAATCCTTCTGTGCTTGTTCTTCTTGTTTAGCCAGAGCAACTAGAGCAACATATTCTCCAGGGTGTTCTTCTATCCAAGCAGTAAGTTCCTGGGCTTCTGCCATGCCAAGTTCTGTCTGCTTGATGTATAGGTCCCACATGCGTTCAGGAATATCACCGAACTCCCCAACCAGCTGTGGGAATCTCTGTAGGAACATCTGTTGCTGACGTAGAAAGTTTTGATTTGCCTGCTCTGAATCTCTTGCTGCTTGTTCTTGTTGCTTGACCATAACAGTCATTGCTGTTGCTTCCATGGGGTGTGTTTCCACCCATGTAGCCAGTTCAACAACCTGTTCCAAACTGAGTTCACTCTGGTGTGTGAACATGTCCCATATATTTGACGACATGTTGACAAATGTTTCTGCTATCTGCGGATACTGACGTATCAGTCCTATCTGTGTTTGTAACCAGGTAGCATGCTTACGTTCTGCTTCTTTTTGTTCTTGCTCTTCTTCTCTGGACAGAGCAATCATAGCAGAATACTGGGCTGGATGGGCAGTTATCCATGTAGCAAGTTCATTTGCCTGGGACAAACCAAGCTCTGTCTGTTTGTTGTATAGGTCCCAGATGCGTTTAGGGATTTCACCAAATTCATCAGCCAGGTGTGGGAATTGACGTAAGAAGGTGGTGAGACTGCGACCACTCTGTGTCATATCCAGCACAACCTGATATGCAGCACCACTTATTCCTTCAAGTGAGATGCCCATCTTTTCTGCTGTTATTGATAATCTCTGATACTGTTCTTCCAGGCTTGCAGCCATTTCATCAGAAGCTTGTGCCATCTGTGCATTTTCAGACAGTGCCTGTGTAACTACTGCTACCTGTCCTGCAAATGCTCTGTATACTTCTATGTTCTCCATGACAATCTGGCCTGTGGCTGTGCCGGCCTCAACTTGGTTCCATTGTTCTTCTGTCAAGGCTGGTACGGCCCATTGTAGCCGGTCTAGCAAGTCCAGATACTCATCATAGGAACCTGTCATATCCATAAGGATACGTTGCTGCTGTGTCCACTGGAAGGCCATGTTACTATCTGCTTCAGTCCATACCTGCATCATTGCTGTTGCATGTTTGATTGCAGGAACTAGATAGTCTTGAATAGCAGGACTCATAGCAAGGTCAAAGAACTTGCCCATCTCGATGCGTGCTTCTGCTGTTGATGCTGACAATTCATTGTAGACATCTGAGGCAAAGTCAACTTCACCACCCATATCCTTAACAATTTGATTGCCTCTGGCTAACACTTCATTGACACGTACCTGCAGCTTTTCTTCTTCAGACAATTCATCTGATGCTATGCCAATACTGTCAGCATATTCATCATAAGCCTTCTTGAAGTCAACCATCAGTCCTAATCGGCGCAGGCCTAGACTGTAGCCAGATGCCATGTTGCGTGCAATGGTTGTGTAAACATCATTGATTGTACGGCCAGTCAACAGTGCTTCTGCACGTGCAATTTGCATCAGCTCACCAGTTCTGTCACCAATCTTCCCTTCAGTCATCATCAGTGCCAGTGCTGCTAACTGTGCAGCCTGATATTGGTTGACTGTATCGTGGGACAGGTCAATCATATCTGCAGTAATAGCAGCAGCATTCTGATGGAAATTTACTGCTAACTGATTGAAACCACGCACCAGGTCTTCTGCACGTGTGCCGGTGGCAGCTAGTTCTATGGCCTGATTGATACCAGATATGACATCTGTTATTGCCCTCTTCAAGAAGAACCAAGTTGCAGCATACTCACCCAGGGCTATGTCAGCAATGCGAGTACCACGTGCAATACCTCCCATGCCTTTGTCTGCAACTTCTCCTGTTTCTTTGGCCAGTGGGATGAGTTCTTGAAACTTCATGACTGTTGCTTTCAAAGCTTCTGCTGAAGTTTTGCCACCCTTCAGCATTTTGTCAAAGAACTCCTGGACTTTTGGCCCACCCTTATCCACAATAGCCAGGAAGGCAATCATTGGTGCGGGCATACCTTTCATCTCATCCTTGGCTGTCTTTGCTGCATCTTTACAGACATCCTTGAATGTACGCAAAGCCTTAACTGCATTTTCTACAGCACTTGATGTTTCTGCAGAAGCAGTAATCTGTATGCCTACTTTTTTGGCTACTTCATCCATCTGGCCCATAACTTACCTCAAAAGCAGAACGCACTAACTAGTGGATGCCACATGCTGTGCCTGAACCATCTCAAAATAATCTCTGTAATCACTCAGGCTCAATTCCTCTTGTACTTTATTGAGTAATAGCATGTGAAGCAATCGTTGCCATGTCAACTGGAATAGACTGACATTCAGAGGAATCTCTTCTCCCTCTTTACGGCCGAAAGCACCTACCAACTGTATAATGCGTTCTGCTTCTCTGTCTTCATCTAGCTTTTTTTTTCATCAGCATCTGGTGTAGATGCCAGCATGGAACATGAACCACCCAGAGCAATACTGAATGTGCCCCATTCTGTTATGATGTCTTCATTGCCCAGTTTCAGCTGGGTGACTAAACTTGCAAACAGTAGAAGCACACCCTTATCAAGCTTCTTTTCATATCCATCATCATCATGTGGCAGAGGCAGTTCTATTGCTACTCCATCATCATCTGCAATACTCAGCTGCCACTTGATTATTTGGCATTTGAAAAGTTCACGCAGCCATTGTGCTGTGCTCTTTTGGATGTCTGTCTTCAGTATGCCTGCTAATTCATCTGCTTTTGCCATAGACAGACTGTGACGTGGTAGTATCTCGATGAATTCGTTCTCATCAAAGGTGTGGGATGGAATACTGATGGTGCCCAGCTTGATGTGGATGATTCTACGCTGCATTTGTCCTCCTTAGATTATGCGGCCCAGTTTTTCACTCCAGCAACGATTACAACAGATGCTGCAGCCTTTAGTACAGTGTCTCTCATGGCCTTGAAAGTGATGTTAGCCACCTTGAAAGCACCCAGTTTTTGTACTTCCAGTACCTGATAGTCTACCACTGGCAGATTCATTGTGAATGAACGATATTGTGCAGGACTAGTGCCTGCGATTGCAACAGGGTCAGTTGCTACTATCTGCCATACAGTCTGTGTGCCTGCTTCCCAACGGTCATACTCCACCATGTTTCTGAACAAGATGACCATGCGGCCTGACACAAGTGCTTCACCATATGCCCTATCACTTGGAGCATTTGCACCAATGGCAGTCTTGACCATCTCTGCATTGTTTTCCCATGTGCTAGACAACCGAACAACATCGTTGAATTCTGCTGGTGAACTACCAAACTCAGCCATTTTGATAGCCACATTCCAAGATGGGATGGGTTTGAATAGTGGGTCAGTATAGCTGGCATATTTGTCAACCATGGTTGGTGCTTTGGCCACTAGCTCAAAGGTATTGTCCAGGATGCCATCATCAGCACTTGCGTCCCATTCCAGGGTTGCACTGCCTACAACACCACCTGTAAGCTGCTTCATTTTCTCTGTAGCAGCCTTGTCTCCCTCATATGCTTGTATTGAAACTGATGGTGGGATGACATACAGTGATGTTGCATTATCCAGATAGGTGATTGTGTGTTTCCATGCTGCAGCACGGCACGTCCAAACAACAGTGCCATCTGCAACAGTCAAGCCAGGAGTTGTAGGCCATTCAGGCTCACCAACAGCAGCATCACCAGCAGTTGTACACTCATAGATGTGCAGAAGTTCACCACCTATTGGTGTAACAAAGTCAAGTAATTCATATGCAGCCTCAGCCACATACGCAGTAGGACTCTGTTCAACTGTGACTTTGTTGCTGCCAATTGCTGCCCACCACAGTAATGTGCTGATATCAGCCAAGAATGCACCAGGTAGGGTCAGTGCTCCAAGTTTGCGGCCAACAGTTACCAAGTTGGAGGCCCACCTGTCTCCTACCCCTGCCTTGGCGTAGATTTTAGTTAAGTCGTGAGTGATGCGCCATCTGTCCGTATCAATAGGTAGCTCCACCATTTTAGCTGATAGAGTGCCCCATTCTGTCTCTTCACGGCCAAGTAGGGCAAATCCCTCAAGTGCACTAGAAATTTCGTTTGCCATTTTTACCTCTCATTCAGTTTTGTAAAAACACATCAGCATGTTATCAACATACCGGTATGTTTCTCCTATGATTTTACGAACACCTGCATCCCCGTCAGTCAGAACTGCAGCTGTAACAGTGCCATTGAGTGATTTGTTGTCAGCAAATGCAGGTGCCAATTCTTCTTCCAGAATGGTAAGCAGCTGAGTTTCACACAGGGCTTCGTTGTCTTGCCATTTGACGTACAATGTTACAACAAAGGAATACGTCTCAGTAGCCTGCTTATTGGCTATTGGATGGTGTGTGTACCTGCCCAGTTTGATAGTGAGAGTAGGACTCTGACCATTGAAAGTCTTGGGTTCACCCTTTACTACTGCTTGAATGGATGGGCATCCTGCTAGTGCTATATTTTTGACTTGCTCAAAGGCTGCTAATAGGTTCATGATAGTCCTTGTTTCAGTGCCTCAGTTACTGCTGTCATAAAGAACAATGTCAGCTTGTTGATATCAACACTTTTGGATAAGAAGTGAGTGCCAGGCACGCCTGGATGTTTGTGTACTGCTCCTACAATGATTGTGCCTTCAACTCCGTCCATTTGAAATGCTAATGCCTTTTTGACTCTGGGCAGGATTGTGATGTAGCCACCACCTGGGACATGAAGACCAGAACCAAATTCTTGGGCTGGAGCATAATTCTTCTCTGAGAATACCTCTCCGTACACACTTTGTTTACTCACATCATCCCCAGACACCTGGCATCTCTTCATATACTGCTCTTTGAATGCTGGCGGCCATTTCTCCTGTTAATTTGGGAGCATTGATAACTGCTGTACGTTGAACATCTGCTGTTCCTAGCTCCATGCCTTGTACTAGACCAATGTGAGTTAGAAGATCAAAGTCTGTGTTCTCTAGTTTACGGATGTATCTTTCAAGCACTTCAACATCGATGGTAATTTCAATCATCAGTGGATGAGCCATGCAAATACTTCAAGTGTTTCTTCGTCCCACTGGTCAACACCCTCTATGTGCCATTCTGTCCCATCTGGGCCAGTAAGCACATCTCCTTCTAGTATGCCCAGTTCTGTTGTGTAGGCTACTTTCACTTCATACGGTGTGTTTGGTGCTTTGGCAAGGCGCAGCATAGGCACTAAGGGCCAGAACCGAGTCATTAGTACACCAGATTTCCAAACAACTGGCACACCAATCTTGCCACTTTCATCTGCAACAGGATTACGTTTGACTACATATGCAGTATCATAGAAGTATTTGCCGGTTCTCATTCAACATCAGCAAGACTCATTTCACCACCAGCACCGAATGTAGTGCCAGGGTAATCATATTCAATGACATCAGAAACCAGCACTGCTTCAGTACCACTCATGTTCTTGATGCGTCGTGCTATATTGGATGCAATCTGGGATAGGAACTCACGCTTTGGCCCCATGGTTGTATCTACCAGCAAAGCAAAGTGGTTATATAGTTTAGTCAGCATGAAATATGTGACACGGGACACCATGCGGTTGATATTTGCTTCATCAACATCTTCAGTCAGTGCATAGCCTAGTTCACGCCACGCCATGTCAATGCAAAATGTCATGTCACCTTCAGTCTTGGTGCCATCAGGTCTGACATTCCACTCTGCATCAGTCATCAAGCCTGATAACTGGTCTTCAACAACCTGTGCGATTTGGCTTCTATCCATATTTATTCAGGAAGTAGGAGGGAGACGTGATGTGTCTCCCTCCTACCATATTTGTTTATGCTAGTGGGTCATACACAAGGTCAGGCACTACGTATGCAGCTGCCCCACCTGCAAAGTACATGACAGCACCATTACCACGTTGCTGAATACCCATCCCATAGTAGCGGTGGAACTCAGCACCCAGGAATGGGTACAGATAGAGATTGTCACGGATGATGCGTAGTCCCTTGAATGCTGCATCAGCAGGCTCAAGGTAGGCCATAGGCATTTTGTCAGGTGTACCCTCTGCAGACCAGCAAACAACGTAGTTGTCAGGCATCTCCCAGCTGCGCACTACAATAGCACCGTAGTACATCCCTACCTGAGTCATGAATGCGTTGAGTGGCACTTCTGCTGTCAGAGTTGCCTGTGTTGTACCTGTGGTAGAATATCCAGGTTGACCAAAGCCTGACACTGCGATAATCTTCTGTGCGGCTGTGAAGGCCATGATGGTAGCGACTGTGGTTGGGCTGGCTAGAATGAACACCTTATTGACAAAGCCGTGTTCCTTGACAGTATCAATTTGTGCCTTTAGTTCAACCTCAGTTACAGTTGCTGAGTCTTTGAAAGTGAAGTGATTGTGGCCAGGAGCAAACGTATGTTGTCCCCTGCGTGGTGGCTTATCGTTGTCCGCATCCCCATAGTAGAATGGGTAGTTGGTGTATGTTCTGCGGTCAAGTGGGTCAACGACAGTTGCTGGTGCATTATCGAAAAAGCGAGCCAACATAGCAAAGTAACGCTGTCTGGCATCAGCCTCAAGAATAGCATTGAAACGGTTCACGATGGCTCCAGCACTCTTGTTAACCATCTGGAACAACTTTGTCCAGCCGAACGATGCTTGGAAACCTTCAAGACCAACTTCCACGATATTCCATTTGACTTTGCCATAAGCATCAGCCTTACCGAACTCACCTATCGGTGTGAAGACTGCGCCACCGCCCTCAATAACCTCCTTAACTTTTTCAGAAGTACGGGTACAGAATGTGCTGAGTATAGTCAGTTCTTTCTTGTTCCATTCAGCAGTTGCAAGAACAACTTTGTCCCACAGCTCCAGCATGGTAACTTGCTGACCATCAGGATACGTAAACTTGTACTCAATTGCATCTGAGGCCCATACGCCTGATTCATAAACTTGCGTTTGGTTTGGGTATGCCATAGTTTTTTTCAGTTCAGGGCTTTGATGGCCCTATGTTATATTATGCTGCTTGAATGGTGTGGTATCCTTTTTCAAGACATGCTCTTGCAATGGTTGCAGACAACTGATAGGCAACCACTTGAATCAGGTCACCAGCAGTATCTGGGGCAGTCTCAGTAAGCAGGCCAGTGCCAGCTTCATCCAGATAGGATACGAAGCCAGGTGTCTGGGCTACTACTGTCCACTCGAATTCAATTTCGTTCGGGTTGGTAATGAGTCCAACAGTTAGAGCATCATCACCCACCACAATTGAATCTGCCACTCCGATTGCTCCAAGTGCAGTACCAGTAGCTGCATTGGCTATGACTGCCTTACCACCACTGATAGCCAGTAGCATGCCAACCGAAGTTGTCACGCCATTATTGACTATGATGGTAATGCCTTGAATCAGAACAGAGTTATAGATGTCCACACTCACACGGACTTTCTTCGTTGCGTAGCATGTCCCAACTTTCTGGATAAGCCACCCAACCAATGCAGGCTTGGTATATACCATTGCACCAGCCAGGCCCAAGTACATCTGGGCACCAACTGTTGCGCCAGTGACACCACCCACACGAATCTCCTTGAAGAGTTCACACCCCTTTTCGTGGGCCTGGTATGAGCGTGCTACAATGCCCACTGCAGGAACGATAGTGGCTGCTGGGTCAGCGTTTGCTGCTACGACTTTTGAGGCTACAATTCCAACTAGCATACCTTCCTTGAGTGCTACAGTACCTACCTGTAGTTCACGCAGTAGGGTATCTGAGAATTGGATTACCATGTATGTTGTTGCTGCCATTAGTTTTTACCTCACATTAGTATTGAGTAGCCAGCGCAGGAACCAACTTTTGCAAGTCGCTTTTCTCAGTAGTTGTGCTTACCTTTCTACTGTCCTGGCCCTTACTCTTTGTTGATTTTGGTGTACCTTGGGGCTTTGGTTCTACCTCAAATGCCTTCATATAGCCTGTAATTTCGTCCTTGATGGACTGCTCAACCTGTGTAGTCCGTGCTGTTTCGTACTCCTCCTTTTCCATCAGCTCCAGTTCTTCTGGAGCAATGTTTAGAGTAGCACTGATTAATGGACGTACATACTTGAATGCCACGCCTGCATCTTCCTTAGTAAGTGTCTCATAGAGTGCAGCACGTAGTGCATTATCAACCTGCAGTCCTTCATTTACGAGTTTCTCAGTTATCAGAGAAGCATTCAGTTCTGCTACAACCCTTTCCCAGTCCGCCTCATCATCAGTATCTGTGTCACTACCAGGTTTCTTCTTGGCAGCTTCTGCCAGTTGCGCATTCAAGTCAGCAACTTCTGCCTTGAGTCTGCGCACATACTTTGTATGAACGTCCTGCCTAGCTGTATCACTAGCAGATTGCAGTAGACGTTTGATAGCGTCAGTGTCAGCCAATGCTGCTACTCCTACTTCCCCAACCAGTTCCATGAAGGCTGCATAGTCCAGCCCATTTTCACCCACCAGTAACTTGGCCAGGTCTTCAACAGTAACAACAATAGGTGTCTCCTCACCACTCTTTGGTTCTGTCATTCTTCCTCCCTAGTTTTGTGTGAACAATCAGCATTGGTGGGCTGATGTTCTGCCACAGGTCTTACTACGCTTCTACAACTACCCAGGCCAGCTAAACAACGTAGCCATCGAAAGAACTGTTTAGCGTTCCCAGGATATTCCATGCCTTCACCACAAAACCAACCGGCGTCCTGCAGTTTGGCATTGCGGATTCGGCATGGCTGGTGTTCAGGTGTTTTGAAAACAATATGTCCTCTTGTTCTTTCACTGACGTACATCCTGATGACAAGATTGAAACCAGCACGCACATCATACATGTACAGTACATCACGCAGGCACACTACGCCATAGCACATGAATTGCATGTTCCTGCTTTCTAAAACATAAAACTTGTGAGTGTCAAATTTCACGTGATGTGCTCCCTGCTATTATACTATACGTTGTACTCACTTCTTTGATTTTGCACGTTGCTTCTTTTCAACCCTAGCTGCTTTACGCAGTGCTTTGGTACTTGTGCCGTGTGGGTCAAGCAGCTTGTGCCAGGTCACAATTGTAGTGCGGCACCTGACATGGAAGGGTGGAAATAGAAAGTTGCCGTACACTGTCTTAAATGGCCTGCCAACATCCACAATCTTGCCATGAATGGCCAAGCAACAGTCAGTTGTTCTTTCATCAATGGCTGCAATAGCCTGCTTGCGTATTGCTGGAACACGTTTCTGAGTCTGGGTCATGCCTATCTGCTTGGACATGTTGTGTGCTTTCAGCAGTACCATCCTGGTCAGTATCTCACAGCCACTGCGGCTTCTCTGCCAGATACTCTGTGGCACAAGTGTTTCTGAAAGTAGCAGTCTGGTGATTGTGCTTACATCCTTGCCCTGGATAGCTGCAGTTCTGAAAGTAAATAGCACTTTGTTTCTGAGGTTTTCTGTGAAATATTCAACTTCATCTATGACAGATTCCAGAGTAAGTTCAACCATTACTGGGTCAAAACGTCCAAATGTAATGCCCAGGCCAATTGAATTCAACTCGATGACATAGTTATCCAAAGTAAGTTCAATGATTTCACTACGTCCTGCACTGATGATGTTTACCAACTCACCTTTGAGTATGGCTATTCTCTGCTCAATTTGCTGAATAATGCCAGCATGGCGTGCCAGTGTGATTCTCTGAGCAGCATTTTTAGGCATGCCAAGTTGGGCCCACCTATCTAAAATGGCTTGCAGTTCTGTTCGCATTGTGGTGCGAGCATCTTCATATGCCAAGAGTGTCTGGGCTGTAGTGGCATCTTCAATGCTCCATATTCGTTGCTGGTGTTCTTCAACTAATTTCAGTAGCTCATCTAAAGTCATGCCTATCTACCTTATAAGATTAGTTGGTGCAAAGAGTCTGAAGATGCGTTGAGCCAGTTCGTGCTGGTCTGGATAAGACATCTCAATGCCATTCTCTTCACTCCATTCTTCAATCTGCTCTATGATTGCTACCATGATGTCTTTTTTATTCACTATCGCTCCTCAACCCCAGCATGGGATTTGGTTATTTCTTTTGGAGTGCTACCAGCCATTTTGGCTTCTTGCATCAGTTCTGCTTCAATCAGCTGCTCAACATCATCAGTCTCACCAAGCACAGGCCGCTCACCAATGGTGTGTTCAGCCAATTCTTCTGCAAAGCTGAAACCTTCAAGATGGTGCATAGTGCCCATTCTCAAAGCCATCGTCTGGGCTGTCACCAAACCTTCATCATAATTGTCCCTGGCAGTTTGTACTTTAGAAATGACATCACCTAACAGGTACTTCACAGCCTTGCCAGACAATTCATTCTTTGTCCTGAGAATGTGCCAGGTCAGCTCAGGAAAGTCCTTCTCCAGTTCACCAGTGATATCATTCAGCACACCTTGAAGTTTCTCAAAATCTACATCAGGTACTAATGCTTCAACCTTGCCCTTGACATCTGGGTGGTGCCAGATTCTATCACCCTTGACAAAACTACCTTTGGTTGTACCGTATGAGACAAAGATGGGCTCTGCGTGCTTGTATACCAGTGTCTGAATGTAGCTGGCAATATTGTTCATGCGATTGACTTTATCTTCAGAGATTGACCAGCAGTTTGTCCCCCACTCTGAACCTATATCCAGGTGCTGTACCAATGCAATAGGCACAAACTCATAACCATTTTTCCATGTAGCTGATGGGTTGCCTTCATATGCAAATGGCAGTCCATCTTTGAATGTAGTGAAAGATTCAGGGGTGATGATTTCAGAATAGACATAGTAAGTACGCACACCTTCTTCATCAAAATTGTAGGCAGGCCATTCTAGTTTGGCAAATACTAACTCATCATTAACCCAGTTAGCTGCTATGACATCACCAGGATGAAGTACATCAATTTTGACCTTCTCATCAGATGCTTGCACATACAGACCAACGTCCCCATACAGAGCACCATCGTGTGCATATAAGGACTTGTTCTTCTGCCATTTTGACCATTTCCATATCTGTCTGATTGCCTTAGTCATGGGTTCTGCTATATCTTCTTCACCATCTGGTCCCAGAAGAGGCAGTGCTTTAGGCAGTTTACCAGGCATAACATGAGCAGCCCAGAAGTCTACCAGACGTTTGATTGGATTGAAAACACTGCTGATAAGTGTGTATAGGTGGTGACTGGTGACGTAGCTATTGCGAGTCACTTTACGCACCTTGCCAACTTTGACAATGGCAATGTTACCATAGACAGTGTTATCGTAAAATTTGTCGTGTTCTGCATAACGGGCAATACGAGCAGAGTATGATTCTTGTGTACTCATTCAGCTATTTCCTCTTGAAAATCTGCATCATAAATGGGCATGCCATAATGTGCTGATAATTCTACTGCCTCACCCTGCAAAGTCTGGCCTATGGCAATGAAATGCTGGGTGGCTATGTGATTTGCTATTCTATTAGCAAAGACTGCATGCCTGCAGCGTTCATAGAAGCACCGCACTAATGCCAATATCTGCTTCATCATAAAGGTCAGCATCCTCAGTAACTATTGCTCCATGGTCTGTGTACTGTGCCCAGATTAGGTAACGAATGTTATCCATGCTGTGGTTGTCTTTATCTACAGGCTTGTCCCCACCTGTTTCAGGCATGTGATAGAGTGTGAATTCTATCATAGTCATGGGACAATTTTCACTGTCCACCTTATAGCTGCGATGCCCAGAATTGTCCCTAATCATTCTACGCATTAGTTGGATACTTTCATCTAATGGACAGACAATGCTTTCTACTGGTATGCCAAGTTGTTCTGACAGTTCTTTATTCTGGCCAGGCTGACGTGGGTCAGCATAGATGTGCTGGATGAAGTGCCAGTATGGTTTTGCTTTGATGAGATCTGCAATCTGTGTTGATGTTCTGCCTTCTACGTAAATCTCGCCAATGTGATGGAGGTCACCATCAGGTGTACGCTGGACAAAATTGAAACTGGCTGGGTCATTATAGCCATAGTCAAATGTCCCATACAAAGGCAGATATGGCTCATAAGGCACACACCCACCATTCAACATTGCATCAAAGTTGCCATATACCAGACCACGTGTACCAGGCAGCATACACTCATGTTGTGTTAGCCATGCTTCTTCATCTGAGTTCTTAAAGTCCCGTATGACATCTACCTTCTTGCGCCAGCCACGCTTGTAAGGCAGGTGCATTTTGCCTTGACACACATCCCACAAAGGGCATTTCTTACCTTCACACGTGTAACAGGATTCTATAACTTCCCAGACATTCCATTGGATGGCGTGCAAATCCATTCGTTGGGCCATCAGCAACAGTTTGTTCATTGGCCCATAGATACGCTGTCTGGTGCTACCATAGATGAGCTGCCCTTTGATTTTATCATCAGTCATAGGCATGAAGACAAACTGCTGCACAATGTCCCACGACTTGGCCCATTCTACTTCATCAAAGTGTGCTTTGTGTGGGTGTGGCCCACTAGCAGATGTGATAGTGCCAGGTAGAATCTCAGCTCTGCTTGTATTTGTCCAGATGACTTCTTTAGCTAGACTGTCAACAACTTCATTAGCAAAGAGTGGAATGGTGGTCAATTTCTTCAGATAAGCATGGCATCTGTCTGCTTGTTTTTCAATAGCACCCAGGTGCGTTGTCCAACATCCAGGCTTATGGGTACTGTTAAGGTGGATAAGAAGACTGAAGTTTCTTGTTTTGCCTGAGCCTCTGTCTCCCAGTGCAATAATGCTATCATACCTCTCAAAGAAGGCATCAGCAATCATCTGAAATGGTGTACCATGGTCAGGCTGTGAGGGGTGTGGTAGTCTGGGCACATCAAAGCCATAGACTGTCTTGATGTACATCCACAATTCTTCATCATTTTTTGGGCAGTTGTGAGCGCATGCCCATTTTGCTGCGAATTGAGGGTCAGTCTGTGACATCGTGGAACTCCCCTTCAACAGTGCTATCATCAGCAATCAATGCTTGGTCCTGTGGCATCTCTGCCAGACCAAATGCTACAGCATAGAAACCAATAACCTGTTTTGATGGCATTGCTTGCAGCTGATTCAGAATATCTCCTATCTGAGGAATCTGCCTCATATCAACTATGGAATCTGTGGCCTTAAGCTTGTTCATCTTCAACAGAAAGTCAACATAGTCATTAGTCAACTTCATCTGGCCTTTGATTGCACCTACTGCAACAGCCGGTTGGTTGGCAGGACAAGTATCAATGATATGCTGAAAATCAGCCCAGGCTTTGAACATAGATGCTTGGTATTCATCTATGATGTTGCTTGGTGTAATCTCAGCACCTAGCTGATGAGCCATTTCAGCCTGAATGTGCTTTAAGTCACCGTAAACTTGCCACCTGGTGATATCTGGGAACTGTGACCGCAAGATGTCACAAATCTCACCAGCTGTTCCACCCATTACTTCTGCAACTGCTTGCCTGCGTTGTGTCAGTGCTAAAGCAGTTGCCATCAGTCATATGCCCGGTATATGATGAAAGCAGCTGTTTCACCCAGGCCTGCCCAGTCACCTAATGTCAAGCTGGCTTGTAGTTTATATGTTCCATTCTGAGCAAGGTCACCTGCCTGGACTACATACTTGAGATAGTTCTGCTGGTAGATGACAGCAGTCCAGATGACCAGTGTGCCACCTGGTTTTCTAACTTTCAACTTACAGTTTGATGCACCTACAATGCTGCATCCACAGTTGACTACGACAATGGTTCCAACATCACCTACATATGAACGTGTCATTATGCAAATTCCTCAAAGTTCAAACGTGACACCAGGTCTATTTGCTTAGGCAATTGCGATTCTATAGCTAAGATGAGAACAACACCAGAATCAAGCCTGATGACTTCGACATAGTAGGCTGTTCTGACGTATCCTCTAGTTATCAGTGTGCACCCAAAACCACGGGTGATTATCATACTCTTGTACGCTCCGCAATCTCTGTTATAGCAGGCAAACCAGCAGCATCAAACAAGTCAAATCGCATCACTTCAGTGACATTATCTGACTCATAAAACAGCATCTGATTGTCTACTATCTTCCATCTGCCACCTTCAACATCCTTCAGAAATTCTACGTCAGCACCAATGGTATCCACACGTATTGTAGTGAAGACGGTCTTCACACCACCTTCCATGAAGATAACTGGCCAAGCACCTGTGGCATTGAAGTTGTAGTCAATGTAGTAGAGGCCATCTTCAGCCTCATTCAGGGATTGCTCACTACTCTTGACCAGTGTTGGTGACCAAAAATAGGCAGTGACAGTAAGTCCTGCTTGGAAGTTGTGACTTTTATAGACAATGCGTTGTATGCCTTTCTGAAACAGGATTAGCATTAGAACCTCCGTATTGATGTTTCACAGAGGAGGGACATTTCTATCCCTCCTCTGAGTATTGTTCTATGCTTATCCTACCATAGCTGGTGAGCCTATGGCATCAACTGCATCCTTGATTGCACCCAGACCATCTGTTCCATTGTCCAGGTCTGTTTGAATCGCACCGACTTCACTGTCTACCGTTGTCAATGCAGCACCGGTTGCCAAGGCTGCTGTGCCGAGAACGTCAAGTTCTGCCTTGGTTGGGCCGTCATATGTCGCAAGCTCAGTGGCAACTTCGGTTGGAGTGGCATTAAGTCCAATGGCAGTCTTGAGTGCACCCAAACCATCAGTAACATTATCCAGGTCGGTTTGAATTGCACCAACTTCTCCATCAATAGTGGCAATCTCATTGTCCACCGTTGTTAATGCGGCCGCAGTCGCCACACCGGAGACATCGGCCATGAAGTTGGCTGGTGTGCCCAGGATGGTCTCAATGTCATCAACATTGCCATCAACGGTAGCCAGAGCAGTGACGATGCCGAACTCATCTGCTGTTTTGACAGTGTACGTTTTGGTGGCCTTGCCGCCAAGACTAGCAGAAGCAATTTGCACTGACCAGGCACCAGCTGCGTCGGGTGTCCAGGAGTGATAGTATCTGCCTGTATTGGTTTCAAGCTCCACCATGGTACCGGATTTTGCTACATCCTTTGCGTATGCTTCATCGTACACGTCACACGCAATGTCCACCAAGTCAGCCGTTGCGTCAGGTGCCTGATAGATAGTTACGATTGCTACATCTACTTTGTGAATCATTCTTTACTCACCTCATGAGATTTTTTATCGGGAATTATCCGATTCGTACCCCTGCCTTTTGAATTTCTGCTTTCACTTCACTATCGTCTGCAGGGTCAGCTGGTAAATTATCTGTTTTAGCAGCAATTGTATCAACAATTGCATCTAATGTGTCTATCTGATTAATACTGGTGTAAATTATGTTGATGGCTGTTTTCGCATCTTCAGTTGATGTTTTGGTGATAATAGTGATGACATCAGCATCCATTTCATCGGATGTCAATATCAATTGATATATGCCACTTGATTCACTTTCTACTGCTTCATAGGTACAGTCAGTAAATGTATTGCCATCTTTAGAGATTTCACTGTCTAGTGCAGTAGCACCAGTAACCAAGTCTCCGTCATTGCCATAGATAGAAAAGACAAGCAGAAAATCTGCATTCTTTTGTGGCGGCCATCCAACAATAGCACCTTCCCAAAAATCAAATTCATAAACGCGCATATGTTGTGCAGCACCACCATAATTACGGAACGACATTCTAGCCTTAGTTATTGTGCGTGGAGGAAAGACCTTCTCAAGCCAATTGCCATCATCATAATAGCCAGTATAAACATCAACCCATTCTTCTTCAACTGAATCCCAAATATCTAAATTGATTTGTTTTTGGATACTTATGTGATAATAAGGCTTGATTCTTACTTTGTGGCAAAGATGAGCATCACATGTGACATGAAGATATTCTGACCAAGTAAAGGGAGATACTAACGAACGTATTGCTTGTGTGCTCTCATTATCATCATATACATTAGTTTCATCATCCCATGCTGTTTCAGGGTCTTCAAATCCAGTTGGATTTATCCAAGCCATAATGATCCTCTGTTATCCAATGCTTGCACCTATTTCATGAACTTCTGCTTTCACCTCACTATCATCTGCCGGATCTGAAGGTAGGTTGTCAGTCTTTGCTTGAATTGCATCTACAACTGTGTCTATTGTATCAACCTGATTGGTTGATGTATAGATGACATTGACTGCTGTTTTTGCATCTTCAGTAGAAGTCTTAGTAATGACAGCAATGACATCATGATTCATTTCGGCTGCTGTAAGAGTAAGTTTGTACATGCCACTTGATGTGGCAATTTCTGACGCTTCATTGGTGCAATTAGCAAAAGTGCCACTATCATAAGAACGTTCACTATCTAGGGCAGCAGCACCAATTACTAAGTCTCCATCATTGTCAAAGATGGGGAAGACAAGTAAGAATTCTGCATTCTTTTTTGGTGGCCAACCACCGGCATATGCCATGTTTTTATTCCTCTCAGAATGGCCCACGCATTGGTGTAGCCATGATTGTAGTCCGTCCTATGCGATGTCGCATTGGCTGGTCGCTGGGCACGGTGTAGATTATAACCAACTTCGGGCGTTGGGCGGCGGTGGCATGGTCGGAGGAGCTGAACTGGTACATATCATCTGATTCGGCATCTGCTTTTACCAACCATCCGTTACCCAAATCCAATCCGGCTTTGGTGGTGGGTGTCAAGGTGAACACTTTGAACTCGTTGAGTGTCTCTGTGGCAGTGAAGTCCCGTGAACCAATATCCGTTTGCTCACAGTCATCAGCACCAAAGCCACCCGCTGTGGCCCAGCTATTGCCCGTGCTGTATATGTTCCATGTGGCTTCTAATTCAACCCAGGTTCTCTTTTGCCGATATACGCGGAATGTTCGGGCATTGGTTGACCAGTCAGCGTATGCATAAAGAGAGAACGTTGCCGATGATATTACGGCAGCAGCAGGCAGCGAGGATAAATTGAATTCAATCAATGCCCGTGCAATGTTGGCGATACCGGACTCCTCGCCCACATCAACATTGTATGTGGTGCCATAGTTTGCATCGGGTGCATAGGTTTGTATCCGGGCATCAATTCCATCCGTCCCGTCAGGCTGCAGTGTGAGTGTCGGGTCAACTACTGGCCTTGCCATTCCTGCC